CTTTGGCGTTATGATAGTAATTCTTTTCTTTTCTATTGCCCAAGATTTGAGTAGGGCTTGGCTCTTATTTAATTTATCTTGCTTGATAAATCGCCACATTCTTATAAAAATTCTCTGTCTCATAATGTATTTTTAATTATTTCCAACCTGTCTTTAGTAGTCAAAGAGTACCATAAATCTTCATATTTTATCTTTTGTGTTGTCCCGTCTGTAAAAGTTATTATGCAGATTTCCCCAAGTTTTACTCTGTCTATTTCTTTGTCTTTTATTATATCCATTTTAGTAATTTCTTAAAAGCTTTTCTACCAAAAGGAATGCAAATAATACAGGTAAAAAAGGTATGATTATTAATGCTTTGTATACTGTTTTTAGAGTCTTCATATCTGTTTGTTTTGATACTGCAAGTATAAGGAATAAATAACAAATGAAAAGATTTGTAAGTGCTTGATAATCAGTGAGTTAGGGGCTTATATGACACTATGACATGGCTATTATTGGTGCAAATTGGTGATTTGTGGATAAAAAATGTGCAAATTAACTACCTGATAATCAATAAGTTAGGGGGTTTTATGCTATAAAATGCTAGATATTACTATTGATTTTGTACTAAAAGCAAAGAAATTATAATAAATTTATAAGACAATTTGACAGGTTATTAACATTATTTGTGTGGATAACTTAACTGCTTGATAATCAGCACTATAAGTAGTGAATGAGCTAAGTGTTTGATAATCAATGAGTTACAGGCTTATTGTAATGCGTTCTAATGCAATATCTGTAATTCTTAATGGTAATATACTAGAGGAAGGGTTAAGTCCTTTATATGCGTTCTATTGGCTTCGTATGAGTTTTCATTATATAACAAATTAAATGAGATGTGCAAATGATTTGGGTAAAAGTTATGAACATGTGGGTAATTTAGATTAGTTCTAATTAAGAGGGGGATAAATTCCCTGCTCTGATTAGCTCAATCGTATTGACTAAACAAATATAAATCCGTGACGTGTGAGCTGTTAATGTTTGGATAAAATACATAGAGATAATTAAGGGGCTTTATATTATATATATTGTATATAAATGGATGATATATGCAGTAGATTATTCCGTTTCGTTTTCCCCTTTTGTATTTTAGTTTGAAGTATTACGGAATTGGGAGAATTAGGGTACCCCCTAAATTGATTTCGTTTTAGTAATCGTAACTAATATTGGGATATTGTATATTACCCCAAACCTACGTACATCTCACATCATTTTCATACCCACCCGTTGTATATATATTTATATATTTATTTATTTATTTATGGGATTCCCGTGGGATATGCTGTGGTATAAAAAAAGCCCCATATAGGGGCCTAAAAGAGCGTAAATACTAATCTTTGTATAGTGCGTATATTTTTGCTCCTTTAACTTCTCTGATGAGAACTTTTCTTACGTTTTCATCATTAGTTTTAGTTCGTGCTTTTTTAGCTCTTATGCGTGAATTTCTACTCATTTTATTTTCCGCAGCCGCAGCCAGCTTGTTTTGCTCTCTTAATAGAATCTCTTCTCAAGTCGCTATCAGGCATATTAGCTATCTCTGCACATAAATTTTTACACTTCTCTGCTTGAGTTGTTCCTGAATAACCTTCTCCTAGTTTAGTTCTAAAAGATGTTGTATCTGATGGGGCTACTGGCACCCCTTTTCCTGGTTCGTTAATTGCCATAATTATTTAATATTAGATTTTAAGTAGTCTGCTATTTCTACATTTATTTTACCAGATTCTACTTGTTGATTAATTTGTTTTATTCTAGACTCTACATATTCTCCATGTACTTTATCTATATGATTTTGTATATCATTTAATCTTTGTTCAGTACCTGCTGTGCGACCTATATTTGAGTCTACGTTTCTTAATTTACCTTTTATATGTCCCATTATTTTTTGCTTTTTTTATATAAATTAGTGTTAGAAGACATTTTTTTTGGTTTTCTTTTTTTTCTTTTAGACATAGTTACTTTTTTTATTTATGATTCAGTTGATTTTTTCTTTAAATAATCTTGTGCGGTTGCAAAATTTTCAAGAGGATTAACATAAGTGTACTCTTTTTTGCTATCCTTACCTATATTTAATTTCATTGCTGATACTCTATTAGATAAAGCCGTAGCTTCTTCTATAGCTAATTTTGTTCCACGAACATATTCATTATATTCGGCCATACTTCCGTTTGGATTAACTTGTTGCCATTGCTCCCATGTTATTAAACCGCTTCCAGTACTCATAATTCAGGGAAATTTAATGTTTTTTTACTAAATTTTTTACTTGCTATTGTTATAACGCCTCCCTCTGGAGGTAACCCATATTTAGAATGAGAAAGGGGTTTGGTTCTGGGGTCATCAGTACTTGTACCTTCTATTATCATTTTATTTACAATATTCCCAGTTGTAGGGAAATTTACAGCTTTTACATTTTTAATTTTTAACTTATGTCTACGAACATATTCGTTATATGCTGCCATGCTCCCTCCAGGGTTTACTTTTGACCATTCTTCATAATTTAACATATCTATACTTTTCTTTTACCTGTTGAACGTGTTTTTCTATTAGATGGATAATTATGTGCTACACCTTTACGTCTACCACCTTCTCCTTTACCACCTCTATTTTTACTCTTCTTTCTACATGTCAAGTTAGATGCAGTGTTGTTCCTAGGATTACCATCTTTATGGTGAACTTCATATCCAGGAGGACATTTCTTTTTCCTATTTGCTGCATTTCTTGCTGCTCTATCTTTCTTAGCTTTAGCAGAAGACTGGAATTTTTTATATTCCGCTTTATAATCTCTTTTAGCGTGTGGCATTATCTTTTACATTTACAAGGTTTCCTCTTACATGTAGTACATACTTTATTGCATCCGCACCCCATTATCTTCTACCTTTACTTTTAACTTTCCCACCTTTTCTTTGATATTTTCTTTTTGGCATAATTATATATTTTAATAATTAGTAATACGCAAATATAATGATTTTTTTATTAACATCATAGTTTTATATTGTTTTTATTACTATATTTGTTCCAATTAAAGTTAATAATATGGCAGAAAATAAGAAATTAAACCTAGCAGAAAAAGGATGGAGTCTTACAAAATCCTTAATGAGATACGCAATGCAAGGATTCCCCAATGTATCAGAAAAAGTGTACGAAGACAGAATGATGATTTGCAATAGTTGTGAGTTATTGAATAAAGAAAAAGGTGCATGTATGGCATGTGGCTGTGCGGTAGAATATAAGGGGAGAATGGAAACAGAAAGCTGCCCAAAAAAGAAATGGTAATGGAAATATCACAAGGATTAATTAGAAAAGTAATAGTAACAGCTGGAGATAGAGATATAACTTATGTTAAAGGACAAACAATTGCTAATGGAGCAATTAAAATTGTAGATATAAATTTTGATACTGCATATGCAGAACACTTTGGAGAGGGTAGATATAATATCTACGTCATACCTAATAAAGAAAACTACGTTAGATTATGGAAATCTATTCCCTCTACTAAGTGTGTTCCAGAATATGACTTATCGTTAGAACCTCAATTAAAATGAAAATAACACCTATAGGAGATTTCGTTTATGTAGAGCTAGAAAGGGAAGAAGAGAATGTTGTTAAACTTCCTAATGGTAAAGAGTTGTGGCTAGATACTAGTTATGATAGATATGTTAATGCTAGACAATACGGTATAGTTAAAATGACATCTATAAATATAAATAAAAGAGTAAAAGATAATTTAACTCTAAAAGAAGGAGATAAGGTTTATTTCCATCATCATGTAATAGATGAAAGGATGGCTAGTGAATTTGGAGGAGAGAATATATATAAAGTTCATTATGACCAGATATATTGTTATGTTAGAGATAATAAAATAACAATGACTCAAGACTATGTATTTGTAGAGCCAATTAAGTCAGAAGATAAAATAAAAAACCTATATGTTCAATCTAAAGAATCAACTAAAAGAGGGAAGGTTGCTTATGTAAATAAATTTTCTAAAGATGAAGGGTTTGGTATAGGAGATGAAATAATGTTTCTAAAGAATGCTAACTATGATATGATTATTGAAGGAGAAAGATTGTTTAGAATGAAAAATAATGAGATAATATGCAAGATAGCGTAGAAAAAAGTGAAGTTCAAACATATGTAGAAGATACTCTTCAAGAGTTATTGAGTGCTGCAAAAGATGGTATTGCTACATTAATAGCGGATGTTCGTAGACCTATAGCAGATGATGTAGCAGACGAAAGACGCAAATCTGCATTAGAGTCTAAAAAGAAAGCCTTTATGGATGCTCAAGAAATGTTAGCAGCATTAGTATCTTTAGAAGGTAAGATAAGGGGACAGGAAGTTGATGAAGAGGTAAATGAAAATAATTTTAAAGGAGGTTTCTCCGAAAAATACGCAAGAAAAAAATGATTCCAGAAATAGAAGAAATGTATGAAGAAAGTAAAATAGTTTATAATTCCATGTATTGGTCTTATATGTTGCTTACAAAGAAAATAACCTTTGATGAGTTAATAGAAAGAGATGAAGAGTTTGGACTTATATATAACCCAGATGAATTAACTGAATTAACACCTGAGGTTAAAATTGATTTAATTAATGTTCTTATAGAGTATTTTGTTGAGGAGGAAGAATATGAAAAGTGCCAAGAATTGGTAAACGCTAAAAAGTTATATAAATAAAAAAAGGGGCTTACGCCCCTTTATTTTATATAAATGTTATATTATTTCTTTTCTAACATACCATATAAGATAACAAGTGCAATTAATCCTACAACACCACTACCTCCAAGCATATTAATAATTTGCATTACATTGTCAATAACTGACATTCCCATTACTGGGCTGCCAAATAAAATTTCTGCCATTACCCCAAAAGACAAAAGTCCCATAAGCAATGATGTCATTTTTTTAAAAAATCCGTTTACCATGTTAAATATATTTTCCATTTTTTTTATGTTTTAAGTTAATAATTAGAATCGGTAAGATAATCCGATATTAAATTTTCCTTCTCTTTCTCCGTTTTCATCTTCTTTTAATCCCATACTGTAGTTAGGTTCTATATTTAAACCTTTCCATACAGACATAGAATAACCTACACCAATAGTTAGATTATCCATCATCTCTTCTGTTGGTGCTTGTCCAGAGATATACATTTTATCATTCATAAGGTATCTACCAAATAAATCATAATCTTCTCCGTTTTTTACAAAACCAAGTACCATCTTATCGTTCATCTGATAACCGATACCCATGTTGTCTGTAAAGTTACTCATCTCCCAACTAGCAGTATCTGCAGGTTGACTTACAGTAGTGACTACCATAAATTGTGCAGAGGCCAGTAAAGTTGAGCAAGCCGTAATAATTGTTAAAATTGTTTTCTTCATTTTTGTAATGTTTAATGTTAATAAATAGAAGAGCTACCCTTAAAGTTAATTAAAGATAGCTCTTGTTGATTGTTGTTTAATAATTTGTTCTATTATGATACTGACCAATACCCGTATTCAACTACACATGCCCCTCCATAAGCCTCAGCTGTTACAGCCTGACTACTATATAAAGGAAGCCAAGTAAATTCTCCTACTCTTAGCTTTAATTTTGCGTCTCCTCCAAGTTTTACTTGAAGAAAATCTGTTGTATTAGCTCCAGAAACTACTTTTATATATACATATGAAAAAGCAGAGTTGCTAGGAATTAATGCTTGTGCTGACCCTGTAGCTATTGATGTTCTTGCTGAATTAACAGAAGGTTTAGTTACTGTTAAAGAATCAGTTACAGTGATACTTAAAGCATCAGAAGTTGAATCTGCATTAGTTATTATTAATGTTGGTTTTAATGTTGCCATGTCTATTCTGTTTTTTTAATTAGTTATAATACGTGCCAAAATCCGTACTCAACTTCTGTTGTTGCACTAAGAGCAATAACTTCTACTCCAGTACTTGCTTTACAAGGGAAGAACATAAATTCTCCTCCATCTAATTCTGAAAATACAGAGTCATCTACCATTCTTACGTTTATTGCATTAGATGCATCCATATTTTTAATGTATATATAACATCTTACAGCTACAGAGTTTGATATTAATTCAGTTGCAGCTCCTGTAGTTACATCTACTCTAGCCATACTGATATTAGGCTCTCCAGTAGTTAATGTATCTGTTAACGTAACACTTAAATCGTCAGAAGTAGCATCAGAACTTGTTAATGTTAATGTTGGTTTTAACGTTGCCATTTTTTCTAATTTTTTAAGTTAATATTATTCTACTATATTTGTTGCGTCTGTTGAACCTACCACATTAGAAAGGGTATCGTTTATCACTAAAGTGTCCCAGCTGTTTTTACCCATTCCTTTTATTTTTAAATAAGTTTTAGACCCAGACTCGTAAGCACTTGCTACACAAGTAAGTCTTACTATTCCAGAAGATGATACGTCTGGAAAACTAACAGTTCTACCGTTTACCGTTAAACTTTCAAAATTCTCAGGCCCTCCCAATGCACCAATGTGATTTATAAATTTAGCAAGAGTTCCTCCAGAATTTAAAGAAGTCTCTAACTCTAATACATCAACAAAAGGAGAATCTAAACCAGCCATGTTTGTGTTAGAAGCATCGTAAAAAGTTTTCCAGTCATCACTTCCGCCATCATATGATAACATAACTCTGTGAGTATTTATTACCATGTTGTTATCAGTTCCAGAATAAGCTACTCCATTTTTTTCATTGCAGTCTACAATTAATAGGTTTTGAGATAATGCTTGAACTGTATCTCCTGCATGATTTTGTCTGATAAGACCTCTATTTACGATAATATCAACAGGTCTTCCATTGTTAGTTGTATCAGCGTAAATAATTTGTCCTTCAATTTTAAAAACATTTGGTGTGTCAGAAGTACCGTCAGCAGCAATATTCTGAACGCTTCCACCCAAAGTATCTGAAACAGTAATAGTATCAGCTGTTGGAACAGTTTTAACGAAATATACTCTGTTAGCAAGAACGTTTGTAGCCTCACATTCTGCATCAAAATATATAGCATCGTTCACTTGTAGTCCATGTCCAGTAATAGTAATAGTGTCACCAGAATCTGTTTGAGCAGAAACCGCTTTTCCTAAATTAGTTTCTGTGTCAAAAGCATAGATGATTTTGTTTACATCTATACCCATAGTGTTGTACCCAGTAGTTCCGTCACCAGCATCGCTGAAATCTTCGTGACCGTACTTTTTTACAGGCACCGAAATAAAATTTGCCATTTTTTTATTTTTTTAATTATTAATAGATTGATTATACTTGCAAATATACTAAAATCATTTGATATATAAAAATTTATTTGTATATTTGTATCATGTCAAGTAAAGTAATTTATGGAATACCAATTAGCATTCCAAAAAAACCTTCTAAACGTTTTATATTAGGAAGTGATAAGCCTAAGAAAAAACAAAAATGGGAAAGAACTGAGCTACCAGAAAACTGGGAAATACTTCCACAATCTAAAAAAGCAAAGTTTATAGAACAAGAATTTAAAAGAAGAGTAGAAGGGGTTTGGTTTATGAATAATGGAGTAGCTACCTATATAACAGGAGTTCATTACTATTATTTAAATTGGTGTAAAATAGATATTGGGTATCCAGATTACTGGGATAGAGATAGAAGATTTTTTCTAATATGGGATGGTGTAAGAAGAAATCCTGATTGTTATGGATTAATTATGCCGAAACATAGAAGGCAAGGAGCTTCTTGGAAAGCTGCAGCTATTGTGATGCATGATATAACTCTATCATATAATTCTAATGGAGGAATTATGAGTAAGACGGGTGCTGATGCTAAAAAGCTCTTTGACAAAGTTGTATTTATGTTTAGGAAATTACCTGAGTTTTTCCAGCCTATTATTGAAGGAACAGACTCTCCTAAAACCGTGCTTTCATTTAAGAAGCCTGGAGAGAAGATTACTAAAAATAATGTTAAGGTAAAAAAATCAGAAGCATTAGATAGTCAAATAGATTGGAGAAATACTAGGGATAACTCTTATGATGGCGAAAAATTAAAAACATTTGTATCTGATGAGGGAGGAAAATGGTTGGAGGCAGATGTTTCTAAAAATTGGCAAATTGTTAAACCTGCATTGTCTGAAGGAAGAAGAATAATAGGTAAGGCTTTTTTACCATCAACAGTAAATGAGATGGAATCAGGAGGTAAGGGATTTAAGGACATATGGGATGATTCTGACCAAGAAGATATAGTTCCAGGAATTAATAGAACTAAATCTGGATTGTTTAGGTATTTTACTCCAGCCTATGATGGGTTTGAAGGGTTTATAGATGAATATGGTAATAGTGTTATTGAAAACCCTACTAAAGTAATATATGATAAATATGGAGAAAAAATTACTGTAGGAAGCAAACAGTATCTTGAAAATATAAGAGATAGTTTTGCTAATGATACTAACAAGCTTGCAGAATATAAAAGACAGTTTCCTTTTACTCCTGAAGAAGCTTTTAGGGTAAGTACAGATGATTGCTTATTTGATTCAGAAAGAATATATCAGCAATTAGATTATATAGAAGGAGCAGGAAATAAGATAACTACAACAGGTAATTTTATATGGAAGAATGCAGAAAGAGATAGCGAAGTAATATGGATTCCAGATAGAAAAGGTAAATGGAATGTTGTTTGGTTGCCTAAGAAAGAAGAAAGTAATAATATGAATATAAAGCGTTCAGGAAAATATCCTGGTAATGAATTAAGTTTAGTTTCAGGATGTGACCCTTTTGACCATGATGTAACAACAGATGGTAGAAGGTCTGATGCGGCTTCATATGTTTTTAAAAAATTAGATGTTCATGACCAGGATAATTCTAATATGTTTGTAGCTGAATATATAAATAGACCTCCTAAAGCAGAAATGTTTTTTGAGGATATTTTAATGCAATGCATCTATTATGGAGCTCCAATATTAGTTGAAAATAATAAAATAGGTCTTATACAGTATTTTAAAAGAAGAGGATATGAAAAATATCTTATGGCTAGGCCAGAATCTACACATACAAAATTTAGTAAAAAACAAACAGAAGTAGGAATACCTGCAACTGGGGTTGCTGTTGCAAATGCAATAGTAGATTCTATACAAGCATATGTATATGACTATGTTGGAGTAAATGAAGAAACAGGAGAAGTTGGGAGAGTCTTTTTTGAAAGATTATTAAAAGACTGGTTAGAGTTTGATATAAATAATAGAACAAAGTTTGATGCAACAATGGCATCTGGGTTTACATTGCTTGCTTCACAAAAAAATGTAAGACCTAAAATAAAAATAAAAGAAATACAAGCTTTTGTAAGAAAATATAGTAATAGCGGTAAAGTATCTAAATTAATATAATAATAAATGAAAAATAAAGATTTTTATGGATTTCCTAATCCATTAGCTTCACGAGAAGAGAAGTTAACAAAAGAGTACGGATTGCAATACTTTAAACAAATGTTTAGAGAATGGGAAGATGAAGGCTCTGGAGTTAATCTAATGTCAACACGTAATCAAAGATATAGAAGGTATAGAGAGTATGCAGAAGGCATGCAATCTATAGACCAATATAAAGAACTAGTAGGTGCAAATGGAGATAGCTCTTATCTTAACTTAAATTGGGAAGTAGTCCCTATTATTCCTAAATTTGTAGATGTTTTAGTTGGTGGACTTACTAATCAAGATTATAATATAAGATGTACAGCTATAGACCCTGTTTCTGTAGATAAAAAACATCAAGACACATACAAGGCTCTTGCAAAAATAGAATTAAGAAGTTTCGCAACAGAGGTCGCTGGGATGACTGGATTACCTTTAGATAAGGAATTTCAAGACCTACCTGAAAATAAAGAAGAATTAGAGCTTTATATGGAATTAAATTATAAGCAGGCTGTTGAGATAGGTATGGAGCAAGGAATAGAATTAACGTTTTATTTAAATGATTGGGAAGAAATAAGAAAAAGAGTTGTTAGAGATTTAACCGTATTAGATATAGGTGTTACAAAAACAGGGGTTGAGAATGGAAAAATAATAATACGTTATGTAGACCCAGTTAATTTTGTTTCTTCACATTCTTCTAGTCCAGATTTTAAGAATATGGAGTATGCTGGAGAGGTTATGTATATTACTATACATGATTTAAAACGAATGGCTGGAGACCAATTTACAGATGAGGAATATGAAGATATAGCAAAATCTGTTTTAGGCAGACATGGCAATCCTGCAAAAATGTCTTTAAGTACAGTAAATTATAATGGATATGAAGTTACCGAATATGATACTTATAAAATATCTTTAATTGATGGGGTGTTTAAATGTACAGATAGCTTAAAATATGAAAAAAAGAATAATAAATATGGAGGGTATTCTTTTAATAAAAAAGACTCTAAATATAAGCCACCTAAAAATCCTAGATATAAAAGAACTCAGATAAACTCACATGTAGAGATGATTTATAAAGGAAAGTATATTATAGGTACAGATTATATATTTGATTATGGAGTTGCAGATAATATTGTAAGGCCTAAAAGTAATTTATCAAAAGCATTAATGCCTTTTTCTGTTTATGCTCCTAATATTTTAAATATGAATAATAAAGGAATGGTTGAAAGAATGATTCCTTTTGCTGACCAAATACAGCTTGCACATTTAAAGATACAACACTTAATATCAAAAGTAAAACCTCAAGGCTCTGCTATTGAATTAGGAGCTATAGAAAATGTAGGTAAGGGAGATGGAGGTACATTTACTCCTTTAGAAGTTCAGGATATATATCAGCAGACAGGTAATCTTTATTATAGATTGCAACAAGATGATGGTACTCCTGGCCCTGCTAATCCTATACAAGAATTAAGAGGAGGTATAGGTGGTGCTCTTCAAGAACTTATTGCTATATATCAATATAATTTACAAATGATAAGAGATGTAACTGGTATTAATGAGGCTAGAGATGCTTCTCAACCAGATAAAGAATCTTTAGTTGGTGTACAAAAAATGGCTCTTTTAGCATCTAATAATGCAACTAGATGGTTAAATCAAGCTTTTTTAAGTATTACAAGGAATACAGCAAAAAGTATTGCGTTAAGAGTACAGGATTTAGTTAAATATTCAGGAACATATAAAGGATATGTTCAATCTATAGGAGAGTATAATATGAAAGCTATAGAGGTTACAAAAGATGTTACTTTAGCAGATTTCGGTATTATGATAGAGCCTTTACCAGATGAAGAGCAAAAACAATTATTAGAACAAAATATTCAAGTATCCATACAACAAGGAGAACTTAGAATAGAAGATGCTATATTAATAAGAAGTATTCCTAATATTAAACTTGCTAATCAAATGTTAATTCTTAGACGTAAAAAGTATGCTGAAGAGCAGCAAGAAATGGCAATGGCAAATGCTAAAGCAAATGCTGAGCAGCAACAAGTTTCTATACAAGCTAAAGCTCAGGCAGATTCGCAACTTAAAATGCAAGATGTTCAGGCTGATATTGAGAAGCTTAAAGCAGAATATGAGCTTAGAGAAACTTTCGCACAAGCAGAACACGAAAGAAAATTAAGAGAATTAGAGGTTCAGGGGGAAATCAAGGGAGAGCATATAGGTTTAGCTCAAGATGATTCCGACCTAGTTAGAACAAAAGTAAAATAATTGCAATATTCAAAAACTTTTTGTATATTTGCATAAGTTTAATTTAAATTTAAGAAAATGGTAGAAAACAGATTTGAGGAGTTAGTAGCTAAAAGTATGGGTGCTGAAATAGCTAAAGAAGATACTCCTAAGACCGAAGAGGTTAAAAAAGAAGTACCAAAAGAAGAAGCTCCACAACAAGAAGTAAAAGAAGAAGTAAAAGAAAATGTGGAGACTAAAGAAGAAGTTGTTTCTGAAAAAGTTACAGAAGAAACTACTACTGAAAGTTCTTTGAAAGAAGGAGAGGAATCTCCTAAAGAAAAAGAAGATAATACTCCTAGCGAGGAAAAAGTTGTTTCTCAACAACCTAGTTTTGATGATATGTTAAGCGAAAAGACTGACGGTAAGTTCAAAACTTATGATGAGTTAATTACAGCTTTATCTGAGCAAAACACTGTGGAAGAAAATAATTTTGCTAACGACCAGATAGCTAAATTAAATGAATATGTTTCCAAAGGTGGTAAAATGGAGGATTTCTTTCGCACTCAAGTACAGAATTATGAAGATATGGATTCTGAAGGTCTCGTAAAAAATTATATGAAACTTAATAATCCAGACCTTAATAATGAAGATATTGATTTACTTTATGAAGATACATATCGTTTAGATGAGGGCGAATACACAGATAATGAAATAAGGTTATCTAAAATTAAGTTGAAACAAAAATCTGCAGAAGCAAAGAGAGAACTTCTTAAATTTCAAAAAGAAAATTCTTTACCTGACCCAGCAAAAAGAGCTGAGCAGGATAAAATAAAGTTAGAAGCTCAACAAAAAAATTGGGCTAAACAAGTTACAGAATCTCTTGAAAACTTTAAAGAAGTGACTTTCCCTCTTAATGATAAGGGAGAAAATTTTACTTTTGCAGTTAATGATGATACTATGAAGTATGTAAAAGATACTTCTTTGAATCTTCCAAATTTTTGGAATAGATATGTTAATGCGGATGGAACAGAAAATGTTGCAAAACTTAATAAGGAAATAGCTATTTTAGAAAATATAGATTCAATTGTTAGAAATGCATATGCTCAAGGAAAGTCTAGTGGAAAAGAAGATGTTGTAAAAGATATTAAAAATCCATCATATAATCCAGAAAGTAAGCAAGATACCAATAAGCCATTGTCTGTACAAGACCAAATTAATAAGCAATTAAGAGGTTATTAATAGGTTAAAAATAAATTAATAATAACATTTAAAAGAATAAAAAAATGGCATATTCAACAACTAGCAATACTGCGTCTACGGTTCTCCAAGGAGTTACTCCAGTTTACGCAAATGGTATACCGTCAGCACACGCTATTGCTACAACAGAAAATTACGTTTCTACGTTAAACGTACACGCTCCTGATGTTGCCGAAGATTTTGTGTCTCGTTATGGAGACCAATCTTTAACAGGTTTTCTAGATTCAATGGGAGCTATGGCTCCAGTTTCTTCTAGAAAATTTGAGCATTGGGAAGATGATTGGGTTCATCAAAGTTTTGTAAACACAGGAACACCTACTGTTACTCAAGCAGGTGCTACTGTAGGTATTAACACTTCATATTCATCAACAGGAGCTGCTGGCGGAAATTACTTTCCAAGAGTAGGAGATATTGTAATGAATAGTAATGGAGACCTTGCATGGTGTAGTGCAATTAACTATGGTTCTGACCAAGTTACATTAGTAGCTTATAATGCTGCGTGGTCAGCTTTATCAGCTGGTGAAACTTTAGTTGTTATTGGTAATGAATGGGCTGAGAACACTCAACAACCAGAAGGTGTTACTCCTCAGGCTAATCACTACTATAACTATACAATGATTATGAAAGAAACATTTGAAGTTTCAGGTTCTGAAGCTACAAATAAAACATGGTTTAAAGTTAATGACCCTAATACAGGTCAGTCTGGATACCTTTGGTACTTAAAAGGTGAGGCTGATACTTATAAGCGTTTCATGAACTATTGTGAGACTATGATGCTTCAAGGTAAGATTGCAACTAACTCAAATGCTGCATTAACTGGTACTATTGGTCAAGGTGGTATTACAGGTTCTGAAGGACTTATTGAGTTCATGAGAACAGGTAACACTCAAACTTATAACCAATTAGCTGGATTTAACTTATCTGATTTTGATTCAATGATTCGTACACTAGATACAAATAGAGGTGCAAAAGAAAACACTATTTGGGCTGGTATAGATTTATCATTAGCAATTGATGATGCGGTTGCAGCTATGTTTGCTGGTGGCGGTATTTCTTATGGTGCATTTAATGGTGCTGAAGAAATCGCTGTAGCATTTGGATTTAAATCTTTCACTAGAGGTGGTTATACATTCCATAAGAAAACTTATGATGTGTTTAACTACTTACCAATGTTTGGTGCTTCTGGTTACAATTATCCAGGAATGGGTATGGTAATACCAGGAGATATGAGAAAAGATGCTAGAACTGGAGATTCAATGCCTTCTTTACGAGTTAGATATAAAGAAGGAGGAGGATACTCAAGAAAAATGGAACACTGGTTAACAGGTTCTGCAGGTCTTGCAAATCCAACTAATGAGGTTGATGGAATGAAAGTTCATTATAGAACTGAAAGAGGTTTTGAAGGTTTTGCTTCAAACAGATTCATCTTGTTAGAAAGAGCTTAATAAGCTTAGTTATTTAAGAAAGGGAGGGAAAGCCTCCCTCCTTTTCTTTTTTTATTAATTATATTAAATTTTAGAAAAATGGCAAATAAAAGAAAATCAACGATATATCAATTATCGTACAGAAATGAAGTCCCTTCAACAAGAGGTAAACATTTCCCATCAAGTTCACGAATACCTTCTATAGACGAAATCTATTGTGAAGAGACAAATACTAATAGAATGATTCGTTATGTTATGGGGGAACAATCAATTTATCAAGACGAACAAACATCTGCAAATCCTATTATAGGAGATATTGTTTTTACTAATGGGGTATTACCTGTTCAGTATAACCAAGTAACCTTAAAGAAGTATTTAGATGCTTGTAATTATAATTCAAATAATCCTCATAGGATTAAAGATAAGAAAGCATTATTTGGAGTTGTAGATAATGAGTTTAATGCTGAAAAATCATTAGACGCAATGGAAATTCAGTATTTAGCTGTAGATACATTAATGAAAATGGATGCTCAAAAAATGGTAGGTTATGCTAGAGCTATGGATATTAATGTAGATAGAAGTGTTTATGAAATTAAACATGATATGATGGTTATGGCTAAAAATAATCCAGAAAAATTTATGGAAGAAATTTCAAATCCTATGATTGAAAGAAAACAAGTTATGATGGATGCATTAGAAGAAAGGTTAATTATTGAAAATAAAGGTAAAAGACAATTCTTCTGGGGAGATACTAAAGATTTGATTTTTACTGTTCCAGTAGGAATCAATCCAGTAGATGCCTTAACAGAATATACTTTTGATGATGAAGGAACTGCAGTATTTAGTAGAGTTAAAAGACTACTATCTGGAGAACCTGAAAAGGTTAAAACTAAGAAACCATTAAAAAAGGCAGTTAGTAAAGAAGATTAACTAATTTACTAATATATTATTAAAGAGAGATATTTTAAGGTATCTCTCTTTTTTTTGTTAAAAGTTTTTCGTATATTTGTAGAATCACTTATTACATTTTTTATGAATCATAAAATAATAGATGCAAGGGGTTATACTTTTGCTATAGGTAGTTTTCCAAGAGGAGGAGTCTCTGTTGGAGGAAAAGATTTTAACGGAGCTTATGTTGATATTGTTGTTTGGCATGCTGACGATACAGAAATCCAAGAGATAGATTTAGTTACTGGATTTCAAGACATAACAGGAGATGTTGATTTAAATAATAATACAGTTACGCATTACGATGTATTAGTTGGGACTGATGGCCCTGATGGTTTTTACAAGAATTGTAGTTTTGCAAGAGGGTATAGGCTTAGATATATGGACTATGATACTTCTAATGGAGTTCAGGCTTGTCCTGGTAATATGCCTCATATATCTACTGAAAGAAGAATAAAGATAACCTTTAATGAAAGTGCTCCAGGAGCTGGAGATGCCTCTGAAGCTTATATTGATATATTTGTTCCAGGAACAAACATGAATTGGACAAATATTTATGATTCTCCTATTGTTGTTGATGCACAAACTATAAGTGCATTACCTTCGGGAATAACTCCTGCAATAATGGCTCAACCTAATTTTGATGTTGGGGGAGTTTGTCATCCAGGAGTATCAGGTTGGTATCAAAGTCCTCCATTTTGTGATGGCTCTGGTCTTGGTAAAGACCCTTTTCTTGGATGGAATGATGGATGTATATGGTATGAACCTAAACAGTGGGAACGAGTATCAGACCCTGGGTCGTTGCAAGGACAGATACATCCTTTTCCTCATGCAGGACATGTTTTTACAAAGTCTGCATCTGGCCAAGGAACATTATCTCATAGTTCTATTAATGAATTTACAAAGACTTGGCAATCAGATTGTACAAGTTGCTATGGTAATGACCCTGCACTTACTGGTATAGGAGCTCCAGTTCTTAGTAATGAATATCTTCCAAGCGGGCAATTTTTGGGTTTTTATGACCACTTTGGGCCTAATGATGGTGTAGTTAAATTAAGAGATGCGTATAATGTTACTCCACTAGGATTAAATTCTTTGAATTTACCTAATTGTGCTTCTACAAGAGTTCAGCAGCCTCAACCAGGAGGTGTTTACCAAGATGGCTATCAAAGGTCTCAAATACATTGGATTTTTGGTGAGGAATATTGGGGGACTTTATATGGTAATTATACTGAATTATTAACTGCTGCACAAAACCCTGATTATAATAAGGTAGATAATAGATGGATGTATGGAGGAGCTTTATATAATTTAGAATGTGTTCCTACAGCTGACCCTTGTTTAACTAATCCTGTAATAATTAATCCTACTGCTTTTGGAGGTACTCTTCAGGAATCTAATATAGGAGCATGTGATGCAAACATTACTGTTAATCCTGCTCTTATATCAGGAGGAACACCTGGCTATACTTATCAATGGGAAGTAAGTTATGATAATGGGACTACATGGACTAATTTTTCAACGAGTTTAAATATTAGTAATTTATGTCCTGCTGACTATAGATTAACTGTAACAGATTCATTAGGATGTGTTACTATGGCATCTCCTATAGAATGTCTTCCAGGAACTACCTTACCATGCGTTTTAAATTTTAATCCTACATTTGCACATAATTGTACAGGAACAGATTTAGATGTTGGGCTTATGGCTCCAACAAATACAAATACAAATATATCTATAACTTGGACACATCCTTCTGGGAATATAATTACCGCTTGTCAAGATAATCCTTTATGTTCAGTTGATAGTGGTAATAATCCAGGAATATACTCTTTTGAAATAGAAGATACTAGTATTAATGGTTGTGTACAAACATTTTCTTTTCCTCATGTTTCTGTCACCCCTCTTACAGGGACTATAACAGGAACAGATGTTACTACTCCAGGAGGTAATGATGGTACAGCTATTGTAATGGTTAGTGGTGGTACTCCACCATATACTTATTCTTGGACAACTGGAGATACAACTGCAGCTGTTACTGGGCTTTCAGCACAATGCTATGTTGTAGCTGTTACTGATGCAAATGGATGTCAAGCATCATTTAGTATATGTATTGGAGAGCCAGTTGTTATTCCTACGAATGTTCAGCCTTTAGATGTATGTGTTCGTCTAGCTTCTGTATATACTAATGGGGCTCCAGATATACTTCCGTATTTTGAATTTATAGATAATCAGTTATATCATCCTTCTGGGCCTAATCTACCTTATAGTATTGCTATAAGTATACTTCATTCTAATGGGACTCCAGTTTATCAAGGTAGTTTAAATAATCCAGATATACTTATAGACAATAATTCACCTACTTCTAGAACATATGATTTTACTACAAAATATGGAATGAATAATTCAATATTATTTCCAGTAGATAATTTATATTTTCGCCCTATTGATGATATTTATACAATTAATATGAGTTGGAATTTTACTGGGAGTACTGTTGCTGATTTTTCTACATCTATTCAGATAGATGCTAGAGATATAAGAATATTTAGTGATTTTGAATTAAATAATATTGTAGCGTATGATTGTAGTGCTTCTTATGTTTATGGTTGGGATTATACTAATTATGAAATACCTCCAACTACATTTACTTTGACTAGAACTCATGAATTATTTGCTCCAACATCTAGCGGGCTACCTGCTCCTGCAGTATCTAGTGGAAGTCAGAATATTTCTTATCCATTATATGAGGGAGAATGGACTGGTTCAGTTATTTCTGATTTAATTTGGAATAAACCAGCATCACCTTCTTTAGTACCAAATCAATATTTTCATCCTTTCTGTATTAAAAGAATAGTTTCTAATAATGCTATTGAAAATGTTGTTTGTAGTGTAGACCCTTGTCTTATTCAGCATTTTTCTAAAAAAATTAAAAATAGGTATGATAAGGCAGTTTGTGATTGTGATATATTAAAGATAAAAAAATATAGAAAAAAATATCAAAGATTAATTGAGTTATTAAATATGTATATAATAGGGGAAAATGCTAGTTGTGCAGATGATTATAATGAATTAATGGATATACTAGAAATAACTAATTTAGATAAAATTACAGACCCTAATTGTTGTGGTAATTATGATGTTAATCCTAATTTAATAACTGATGGTAATAATAATTATGTTAACCCTAATCCAGACCCTGAACCATGTCCATGTCTTGATTCTAATCCATGGAGTAAGACAAATCAGATAGCTTCAGAATATAATATTGGAGATTATGTTACTGTAGAATATTTTAAAAATGCAACTACATCTTATAATGTTTGTTATCAGCTTTCAGCTATTCCTAGTGCAGGATGGTCTGCTACTCCTGAATTTCATGAAGAAGTACCAGGTGAAGATTCTGGTAATTATTGGACTTATATACCATGTGATTCTGACGGAGGGCCTATATGGGGATGTACAAATAATACAGCTGTAAACTTTAATCATTTAGCTGATTTTGATGATGGAAGTTGTGTTGGTCAATGGCAAGGAACTATTTATGGATGTACTGATGTTGCAGCGGTTAATTATGATTCAACAGCAAATACAGATGATGGTTCATGTGTATATCAAGGGCAAGAAGTTTATGGCTGTACAGATTCAAATGCAAATAACTATAACCCTTTAGCTACTATAGATGATGGTAGTTGTAATTATTAAATAAATAATATATGTCAAGAGTAAATTATAAAATAAATACATCAGAAAATGAATCTTCTAATAAGTTTTCTAGTCGTATTGGAGTTGGTAGAGTAAGAGAAAAAGTAGGTGTTAAAGGAGATTATGCTATAGTTAATTTTGATTCTTCATTTATATCTAACAATAGAGAAGGAGATGGTAGTTCTGCAAATCCTTATACATATATGTTAGATATAGAAGATAAGTTAGTTAATTCTATTACAGCTAATAAAAGTAAGGTTACTACTTTATTATCTGACAGTAAGTCATTAAAAGAAAAACTTTCTGTTATCGGGAAAAAGCAATTAGTAAATTATGCTTCTTCAAATAGTTTAATGTTTACTTGTGAATTACCACAAGAAAATATTAGTAATAATTTTAATCAAAAAAATCTTAAAGTAACTAGTCAAAAAGGATTAACAATAAAAAATGTATTTAATACATCATCAGTAGGATTAAAAGTTAAACCTATAAATATTAATAATTTAATGTTTAATAATGGATTTATGGTTGAAGTAGTAGATGGAATTAATTTTTTAGATTCTAAAATTATAGTTGATTTACAATATGACATGGGAGATACATATACTTCAGCAGTCCCTTTAGATAAATATGATGTTAAAATAAAAAATATAACAAGAAAATCTTTTGTATTTTATATTACAGAAGATAAAATACCTTTAACACATCATAAATTATTAAGTAAGTATCATAGAATGAGTGTAACTTGCGTGATAGAATGAAAAAAATAATAGGAATATTCATAAAATTTGAGTATATTTGTAATAATAAATAACAGTATAAGATGGCGATTTCATTAAAAGTAATATTTGATTTAGATAATAGTAAATTAAAAATAGAGGATAAAACAGATTATTCAAGTGGGTATACTACTGCAGTTCATGGAGTAATTGTAGCTGTTGGGCCTGGAGGTACTGTTCATGCTGGAGGTACAAATACTTCTCCAGATTTAACTGTACCATCAGCTGATTTTACACTTGCAACTCCTACTCAAACTTCAAGAAAATGGGATATAGCATTACCTTCTTCTTTAGGAGGAAATTGGACTATAACATATTATATATATGATAATTCAGGAGCTAGTTCTACAGCTACAGATAGTAAGGTACATGAATTTACTTATATACCTCCTGGTTCTGTAAATTTAAGTATTGCTGCTGTTCCTAGTTCTTCTCAAGTAACTAGTACAGATGGTACTGATTATACTTTTGGTAGCTTTACAACAGTAAGTAATACAAGAACACATCAATTATTTCCTCCTCCTGGAGCATTGGATTTTCAGGGAGACCCTATTCCTTGGCCTGCAGATTCAGGAAGTAGTGCTATACTTACTTATACTGGTATTACTACAGGAAATTGGACTTCTACTGTTTCTTCTATTCTTGAGCTTCTTTATGGTACTGGAGCAGGAGCTTATTATATATTAACAACAATAACTGGAGGTGCTAGTATAAATATAGATAGCGATTTAGGATTATGTGATGTTTATTGTTGTTTGCAAGCATTAAATTCACGATATGAAGAAGCAAAATGTAAAAATAAAGAATTAGCAGAAGATTATAAAGTAAAGATAGAAGATGTAACAAGACTGGTTACTTTGTTTGTTCAAGCTGTTAATTGTGGATTAACTTCAGATGCAGAAACATATTTAGCAGAAATAAAAAATATATCAGAATGCGGAACTGATTGTAGTTGTTATGGAGATAATTCAATTCCAGCAAATATACCTATAGTTTCTTCTACTTCATCAAAAAGTTATCAAGTAGTATCTAACTCTTCTAGGCTTTCTGTTAGTTCTTCTGGTACTGGTACTTCTGCAGACCCTGTAGTTTATTCTTTAGATTTAGGTAGTTCTATAAGTGGAGATATAGATTATACTGCAGCAAATTTACAAACAGCTATTTCAACTACAAGTGCTGTGTCTTCTCAGTTAGATAATTTATCTTCAACCTTAGATAATCAAGGTTCTTCTCCTCAAAGACATACTTTTTTATTATCTCAAGTAATAGTAGGGGGAGGTTCTCCATCTTTTAGTGCTTCAGCTTCTACTGAGTTTATAACAGGGACAAGATTTATTCCTGCAAGTAATATAACAATTACTTCAGATAATTACGGGGAATCAAATTGGTTATTTATGAATAATGCAACTAGAGTTACAAATATTCATAATTTATTACCAGCTAGTACTGATTTTACTGTTACTGGATATTTTACAGAAGAACAAGATAAGACAATAGTAATAACAAATACTTCTAATGATAATAATGGTTCTTTTGTTTTTAAAGTACAAAGTACAGAAAATTTCTCTGGAGTACAAGACGTTAGTAACAATAAATTAGTAGGAACAAGCAAAATAAGATTTAATATAATTTCATCATAATAAAAATTTAAAAAATGGCAATAAGTAATTTAGGAAACGGTACAGGTAAGATATACATTACAGATAGTAGTGGGAATATAATATCTAATCTTACTAATAATGCTGATGGTAAAAAAACTATACTAGCAGACGCTTTAACTAATTCAGCTCTTGCAAGCGAAACATCATCATTTTATACAAGTACTAATCAAAGAAAATATTATTTGTACGCTAACAGTGCAGCAGCAGAAGGCTCTACATCTGGAGCTACAGAAATAACTAATTATATTGTAAATATAGGATTTAACAATAGACTTCCTTATTCTTCTGTTAGTGTTTCTTCAGGAATAGTAACGTATACAAGAAGTAGTAGCATACAAAGGATAATTGTAGATACTCAGTCAGATGCTACAACAGATGATGTATTATTTATTAGAGAAACTAATAGTTTAATTTCTGATGGAGATATAATTATTATTGTTGGAGAAGCAATTACAAAAGTATCAAAATTTTGTGATAGAGAAAGCGACTACGCTGAAGAAGCATATGGGGGTACAGCATTGTCAGGAGTTGGACAAATGGAGTTAGACAATAATGCTCCGTTTAATACTTATGATAATAATCATACATTAATGTTAATGTATTCTACTACTACAACAAGATGGCATGAAATTAATAGAACCCCTTCTGCTGTTACTACAATTAAAAATTTGAGAGACAGTGATATTAATATTGCTGAGAAAGGAGCTAGGATTATAGAAACAGCATCTGGAGGAGATATTATAGATACTATTGCAGGGTCAACGGAAGGAGTTACTCTTATTACTGGCACTCATAGTTTAGGTAGTGGTAATTATACTGTAGAAAAACCAAGCGGAGGAACTCCTAAAGAAGGAGATAGATTTACGATTTTATGGAATGCTGCTTTAACTACTTCTGGAGCTGTAAATGTTTTTGGGAAAACTCTTACTGCAAGTCAAGCTTCATCAGGAGCTACTAATGCTATGGAGATTACAAGTACATACGCAAATGGAGCTTGGCAAGATGGTCTTATTTCTAGAAATGATGCTGCTGCTGAGGATGCATTAGGTAATCCTACCTCTGATGGTATGATTTTATCTTCTACTGCTGCAGGAGTTAGAAGCTGGACATCTTTAGGAGATAGTGTAGTTGTTAAGAAGTTTTCGTATGATTTTTCTGTTTCAGCAGGGGATGTAGGAACTATTACTCCAGTTGCTGCAGATGTGGGAGGTATACCTAAAGGAGCTATTATAGATGCATCAAAATGTTATATTCAATGTGAAACAGCATTAGCTTCTAGTGGCTCTGCAACACTTAAAATTGGAATTACTTGTAGTGCTACTTCAGCAGGTTATCAAGCAACTGATGATGATTTCTTTTTAGCACAAACTAATTATAACGCATCTCCTTTAGCTGCGGAAGGTACTGTTGCGGCAGGAGCATCTAATGTTGGTATGCTTAAAGATACTGCTACTCCAACATGGACAATAGGAACAGCAGCATTAACAGCAGGAAAAATACACTTACATGTAGCATATTATCCTGCACAATAACATCTATAGAATATGATAAATGTTAATGATTTATATAGATTTGTACAGTTTATTGCTAATAAAGAGCAATCAGGATTTATAACTCCAGAAGAATTTAATTTGGTTGCTGATAGAGCACAAATGCAATTTTTTATGGAAAGATATAATAATCCTGCTGAATATCAGCCTGGAAGACCTGTTCCTAGAGTAGCTTATCAACAAACACAAAAAGTATCAGATGATTTAAGAGAGTTTATAACAAGAATAACTCTTAATGTTCCTGCTACAGGATTAACTCCTTATCCTGGTAATTATGTTCATTTTAGCTCCGCTACTAATCCTTATGCAGAAACAACTGTTACAGATGATGCTAATTGTGAAGGATGTAAAACAGAAGGAACAACTACATCTAATGTAGTTGCTAAAATGGCTGCTGTTAGACCTATTGATGATAATGAATTACAAAAAATATTTTCTAGTAATATAGTTTATCCAGATGCTGCTCATCCAATTTTAGTATTTTATGATAATGGAATGCAATTTTATCCTATAGATATAGGACTTATACAGTTAACATATTTGAGAAGACCTGTAGCTCCAATTTGGGGGTTTACTCTTGTTAATGGCAGGCCTGTTTATGCTCCTGCTAATTCAGTAGATTTAGAATGGCCTGAACAAGTTTTTAATGAGATAGCAATTAGGATGTTAGCATTTATAGGTATTAATTTACGAGAAGCAGATTTAGCACAATATAGTGAAACAAAAAGACAAACAGGAGTATAAACATGGCAACAACTAAAGCACAGTTAGCAGAACAAATAGTCAGAATACTAAATTCTGGAGATATAACTACTGATAATTCTATTGATTCAAGAGAAATAATATTAGCAATAGAGCAGGAAAGAGATAGGTTAGTTAGAGTTAGATTATTTGAATCAATGAATATGGGGGAAACCTCAATTCCTGGAGATATAGTTTCTTCTTTTAGTGAAATTTCTATTAAAAAAGATTTAGTTAAAAATTTATTATATTCAGAATTACCAGGAAGACCTATTTCTTTAAATCACGATATGGGTATCGTTCATGTTAGTTATACTAAAGACCAATATAATGGATTTATTAGAGTTCCAAACAGCTCTTTAAGTTTATATAATGGGCTTCTTTCTTCAAATTTAGGAGGTAGAGAGGGGTACTGGGTAGAAGGTAATAGATTATATTATACTGAAAGTGTTGATGATTGTTGTGGTAATACTATTATACTTAAAATGATTATGCATTCTGGAGATATAGATTCAACAAAACCATTTCCTATTCCTGCAGATTTAGAGTCAGAGATTATAAGAAATATTGTTCAATTATATTCTAGTATGAAATCAGCTCCTAATGATGACCAAAATGATAATATAGAATAATATGGCAAAAGATGTAACATTAAATGAAGTTGTTAAATCTATTTTAATACAACAAGGAGAAACTAGTGAGCATAAATATATGCAATATCTTGATATTGCTATACGAGGACTTAAAGAGCTTACGTTTGATATATTACATCAGGTTAAAACAACAATATTAACAGTAAATACTAATTTAACAGTTGATTTACCTTGTGATTATGTTAATTACACAAGAATAGGGCAATGTAAGGATAATGGCAGAATTAAGACTTTAGGATATGACGAATATTTATGTATACAAAATAAGATAGATACTTGTGGAGACCCTGCAGCAAAAGATTCTTCAGGCCTTAAAAGTGTCAGTGGTGGTCATTCAAGAAATGGAGAGCTTACTGGAGGATGGTACGGTATGGGAGCTGGTTATCGTGACGGTTATTATAGAATAGATAGAGAAAGAGGTCAAATAGCTTTATCTTCAGAACTTTCTGGAGAATCTATAGTTTTAGAATATATTAGTGATGGTTCTAATGCTAACGGAGACATGAAAGTTAATGTGTTAGCAGAAGAAGCTTTAAGAGCATATATATGGTGGAAGGTTAATCAAAGAAGAAGAAATGTTCCTATGCAAGAAAAAGAAGCTGCTAGAAGAGATTATTTTAACGAAAAAAGACTTGCTAGAGCAAGAATAATTAATTTTACTCCAGACCAAGCATGGAGAATATCCAGAAAGCAAGTTAAGCAATCACCTAAATTTTAATCCATGGCTATTGAAAAGAAGATATTTTCAGGCGGTGGAATGGACTTTGATACTGACCAGAGATTTATTGCTCAAACAGATTATAGAAAAGCAATTAATTGTAGAATAGCTTTGTCTGACGAGGGAAATCAAGGGATAGTAGAAAATATACGTTCTAATTTTAGAATTGATAATACCCTTATTAATTCTGACGATATATGTATTGGGGCTTATGAAGATAAAGATGGAGATAAAATTTACTTCTTTATTTGGGCTGCACCAGGAGGAACACATGGTATATATTCTTATGACCCTCTAACACAAACAACAGAAGTGATACTTCAAAACAGTTTATTAAATTTTGATAGATGGCATTTAATTACAGGTGTTAATGTAATTGGTACTGATGAAGATATATTTCCAGAAGGACTACTATATTGGACTGATGATTTTAATCCTCCTAGAAAAATAAATATATTTAAAGCAAGAACTGGAGGGTATTCTGCAGTTGATTTTCAAGTTTTAGATGCTATAAAGTATCCTCCTTTAAAACATCCTAGCATTTCTGATTTTAAAACTGATATATCTGTTGAAAACAATCAATTAAAAGAAAAATCTTGGCAATTTAAATATAGATGGATATATGATGATTTAGAAAAATCTGCTTGGTCTCCTATGAGTATTAATGTTTGTGATGAAAGTTTTAATCCTGAATTTAATCCTGCAGGAACAGTATCTTATGAAAATAACTGTATTGGTGTATATTTTAATACAGGTCATCCTATTGTTCAAAGAATACAGATAGCTGTAAGAAATACAAACGGAACAGATGATTTTGTTTTAGTTGCAGATATAGATAAAGATAATGTTAATGAAATGGTTACATCTTCACTACCTGCAACTTTTAATGGGCCTTCATCATTAACACTAGATACTTCTTTAGCAGATAATCAAAATAGATGGTTTATATTTTATAACGATAGTGTAAGCTCTATGGTTAATGTCGTAGAGTCTAATAAGCTTTATGATAATGTTCCTCATTTAGCTAAAGCACAAGAAGTGGTAGATGGCAATAGGTTGGTCTATGGTAATGTAGAGTCAGGACAAACTGTAGATAAACAGATAGATACAAGGCTTTCTCCAACACATCCTGTTGAGGCTTCGGTAGGAGGAGTGATTACTGACCATATTTTACCAAATGGCGAATATCAGATTTTCTCTCAACATTACGCTGGTAATAGTCAAGGAAATAGAAAATGGAGAGGTAAGGCTTATATAAGATGGAAATTCCCAGATGTTTCAGAAGGATGTAGAGCAAGATATAAAATAAGAATGGAAAATTTTTGGTTTGCAGGAGCTTATGCTCATGGAACCAATAGCCAAGCTTCGTATTGTGGATTTGGTTCCCCTTACCATCATGGGTTTGTTATTTCTGCTGATATAGATTATACATCTCAACAATTTTCTGTTTATGATACAGTCCCTGAAATGATTGATATTATGGTTAATGAATTAAATAATAGTGGTTCTCCTATAGTTGAGGTTGTTGAAAGGCATAAAAGTGCGGGTGGAACCGCTGATAGGCTACAAACAGTGGGTTATATGGATGAGCTTAATTTGCATCATTATGAATTTACTAATGAGGTTATTGGAGGAGAAAACTATCTTCAGTTAAAAATTCAAACAAACGGTACTATGAGGTACAACTGGTCAACCTACATGAACCAAGAAATTTATAGTCTAGACAGACAAAGATGGAATGCTGGTGGTGGTATATGTGGTAATAATTGTGGTATAGATGGATGGAGGTCACAAAATAATGGAAATTATGGAAATGGATATATTACTTTAGGTACAGATTACACTTGGATTGAGCAACTTTATGATTTTCACTGGAATCCCCATGGTCTTGTACATATGATTGGAGGTCAAGATATTCCTGAGCACCACACGTGGAATAGTTGGTGCACTTGGGGAGCCATGGGAAATATTGAGCACTGTGGTACAGATGATTATACGGGTACATCTTCTTGGGCAATAATTCACGGTAAAATTCTAAGAAACTATAAATATCCTGGTACAAATGCTAAGAGAACTAAAATATGGGGCAAGGGTATCGGTTACACAGAACCTAATTGGTTTTGGTGGAGGGCAAGACATAATGAATTTTTAAGTGGTAATCATGTATCTGAAAATCTATTTCTATTTGAGGAAACTTGTGCAGATACAGATTTTAGAAAGGTAGTCCCTTCTTTTAAAAGTGGAGCTAAACATAGGTTTGGATTAGTTTATTATGATAGAGCAAATAGAAGTTCTTCTGTTCAGTTAGGTAAACGTTCTGATGTATATATTCCTAAAGTTGCTGAGTCTACTTCCGCTGACCCTCTTGGCTGGACAGGAGAATGGCATGTTGACTGGGAAATACATCATTCTCCACCAGATTGGGCTACACATTACCAGTGGGTTTATGGAGGTAATATGCTAACAGATAATTTTATTCATTTTGTTTGTGAAGGAATATATGATGGGATTCATGCTGTTAAGGATAGCGGCAGAACACATGCAACTACTAGTGGAGAGACTTACGCAGTACCAGAAGGAACTTATAGAGACAACTTATTAGTTGATATTACTAATATAAGAAGATTTGCAAGAAAATATAGTGGAGAGGTTGTTCATTATGATTTTGTTCCAGGAGATATTTTGAGATTTGTATTAGATGAGACTGACCAGCCTTGTGTTAATAGCCCTTATGAATTTAAAATTGTAGGCGTTGTAGGGGAAGGAGAGTTTAAACATATTTTAGCTTCTACTGAAGGAGAAAATAATACTGCTGGAGCATCAGGCACATGGGAGCAAGATGATGGAATAGGTGGCCAACCTGGACAACCAAAAGATTTTTTACTTTTATCTAGAGAGGTAGTACTAACCGAGGCTGCTGCGGGAGGCCCTTTTCAGGTTGATAGCACTATTGATTCTGGCCATAATAATCCTATATATAGAGGGTATAATATGGAGATATATTCTCCTAAAAAAGTTCCTATGGAAGAGCATGCTATGTATTATGAGTTTGGTCATGTAGGACAAATAGGGTTAGATTATGATGGCAATAAAGTTCATAAAAGAATGTCAGGTTCTTATAAGAGTCAAAGTTTTTCTACACATCCTTTATCAGTATGGGGAGCAAGTACAGGCCCTGCGACAGGAAGATTTACAGCAGGTGATGTTTATTATAAATATAGAACGACAACATCACAAAAACTTAATACTTTTGTTGAGTCTTTCCATTATTCAGATAGGTTTAAATCTGATTATTATGATAAAGGAAGACCTAATGCTGTTTTACAAGACTTTAAAAGAGTACGTAAACATTCTACATGTTTATATTCAGACCCTTATATTCCTAATACAAATATAAATGGATTAAGTTCTTTTTATCCAGATGTTGCATTTGCTGAATTTGAAAGAAGTAATAACTCAATACAAAAATTACATACTAGAGATAATAAATTAATTATCTTTCAGGAAGATAAAGTTTCTGCATCTTTAGTTAAAAGAGATATTATTTATAACGTAGATGCAACTGGGAATGTCGCTACTTCAGATAATGTTTTATCTCCTGCTATACCATATGCTGGTAATTATGGTATAAATAAAAATCCAGAATCTTTTGCTTCTTTTGGTAATAGAATGTATTTTGCTGATATAAGAAGAGGTTGTGTAATTAGATTATCTCAGGATGGATTTACAAAAATTTCTGAATATAAGATGAAGGAATATTTTACAGATAAATGTACTCATATATATAACTCTATATCACATGACCATCATCCATATTTTGTTTATGGTGCATATGATTCTAGATTTAGTGAATATATAATTTCTTTTTCTGAACATATACACGGAAATCCATATTCAGGATACGCTCCTATATATGCGGAGACCTTAGGATTTTGTGAAGATATTAATAAATGGAGTTCTTTTTATAGTTATCAACCTGAATATATGTGCTCTATAGCTACAAATTTATGTACTTTCAAAGATGGGCATATTTATAGTCATAATCATGAAGGAGCTGGTTCAGGATATAACAATTTTTATGGAGTAGACTATCCAAGTGATTTATGGATAGTTAGTAATCAAGAGCCTTCTAATAATAAGGTTTATCAAGCATTTAGTCAAGAATCTGATGATATTTGGAGTGTAGATTTTGTTTCTCCAAATGGTCAGGAGTCAAACTTAATAGTTCAAGATTTTCAGACAAGAGAAAATATGCATTATAGTAATATATATAATGACACTAATAGTCCTGGAGGATTAATAGAAGGAGATAGAATGAGAGATGCTAGCATGTTAGCTAAATTATCAATACAGTCAAATGTATTAACTAGATTATTTGCAGTTAACTTTAATATTGTACCTAGTTATAGAAGTAATAAATAATTTGGAGGTTTAATAAAAAATAATTATATTTGTAATAATTAAAGTAAATATGAAATTAGAGAAAAAATCAGACTTATTAACTAAGTCAATTAGGAAAAAAATATTTGATATTGAAGACTCTATAAAATCAAATGTTAATCCTAAATATAAAACGTTTTTTAATGACACAAAAAATTGTCCTTTAAAACATTATTTCTCTGATGGTATATATGTTAGGGAGATATTTATTCCTAAAGGGATGATTATTGTTGGTAAGATACATAAACATAGACATCCTAATTTTCTTTTAAAAGGAAAAGTTATGGTTATAACAGAACAAAAAGGAGAAGAAATAATTGAAGGCCCTTGCTTTATGATGTCTGAAGGTGGGACAAAAAGAGCTCTTTATGCAGTTACAGATTTGGTATGGACAACTATTCATCATAATCCTACAAATACTCAAGATTTGGATAAAATAGAAGATATAGTAATAGCAAAAAATTATAATGAATATGAAAAATTTATATCTTCTGAGAAGAGCGTAGTTAAAAAAATAAAAAATAAAATAATTAAAATGTTAAGTTTATGAGTTGGGTAGCAGCAGGTGTATCCGTAATAGGCGGTATTGTACAATATTCTCAAGGTAAATCACAGCAAGCAGCAGGGGAAAGAATGGAGGCTAATCTTAATAAGCCTGTATTTCAAATACCAAGAGAAATAGAACAAAATATGTCTTATGCGGAAAAGATGGCGTTCCAAGGATTGCCTGAAGAGCAGAAGCAGCAATATATACAGAATCAGCAAAGACGAATGCAGACTGCTATGATGAATGTTACAGACAGAAGAGGAGGTCTAGGAATGGTATCTCAACTTGCAGCTGAAGAAAGTCGTTCTAATATAGGATTAATGCAGGCAGATGTTGCTGCTAGGCAAGCTAATATGGAAAGACTTATGCAGAGTCGTCAAGTAATGGCTGATTATAGAATGAAAGGTTTTGAACATCAATATAATCAATATTCTGCAGATTTAGATTACGCTAGAGCAATGCAGGGTGCTGGACAACAAAACGTTATGGGAGGATTTTCAACTGCATTAGGTGGTCTAGCAACTGGAGTGGCTGGATATGTAGGTAATATACAGGCAGGTAAACAGCATGCAAGAGATATGGAGTTAATAAAAGAAATTAATAAGGGGACTATTAGTGATAGAAAATTAAAACAAAATATAGTGTTTATTAAAAAGTCACCAAGTGGGCTAAATATATATAACTTTGAATATAAAGATAGTGAGTTTGGTACTGGTGTTTACCAAGGTGTTATGTCTGATGAGATACCACAAAGTGCGGTTATTAGAAATAATAATGGTTATGATATGGTTGATTATAGTAAAATAGATGTTGATTTCATTAAAATAAAGAATTAGATATGGCGATAAAATACCCAGGGAGTACTGGAATAGGAATAGGATACGGGAAGGCTCAAGTATATGATTTTTCTAAAATTAGTGAGGGAGCTCAAAAAGTGGCCGCTTCATTTAGAACAAAGAAAAAATCAACAAAAGATTCTAGCGATAAGCTATTAAAAGCTCTTTCAGATGTTGATATTTCAAAAGTAAGAAATGCTGATGTTCCTTGGTTTACCGAAGAATTTAATTCAATATTAGAAGACCAACAAAAATATATGATGACAGGAGCTAGTGTTGATGGTCTTCATAATGTACCTCTTTTAAAAAGAATAGCTCAATATAAACATAAGGTTGCTCAGTCTGTTATGGCTAAGGATAATTATGATAAGATGATAAATCAGTATAGAACTAATCAAGATGATTATGGAAATGAGGATAACGAATTAGGTCTTGCTGGTCAGCACGAAACACCTATGTTTTTAGGGCAAGACTATAATCCTGCATGGATTGGAACTGAAGAAAGTAGTGAAGATGTAGTTGTAGAAGGAGGGTATAGGCGTGGAGATATTGTGGAAGGAACTCAGATTGACCCTGAAAATGTAAGAGAAAATAGAGAAATGCGTGCTGGTAAAAAGGATTATTTTAAAATATATAATAATCTTGTAAAAGCACAAGAGAGAGGAAGAAAATTAAATGAAGAAGAACTTGCGGAATTAGAGGAGGCTGCAAATGCAATACAAAATGATGACCAATTATGGGATTCAGAAGCTGGAGCATTTAGACATAATGTAGACCAAACAGAAACAGTAACTACAGAGGCTATACCTGGGGCTGGTAATTTTAGATTAAATCCTAATTTAAAGATTGAGGAGCACTTTAAAAAGATTGCTGATAATCTTAATGCTACTGAAATAACACGAACTGTAGGAGGTAAATATTCATTAGGGTCAGGAACTAATGTTCAGTATTTTGATGAATTAAGTCAAGTAGGAGAAGCCCAATTAGAGGCAGCCGTTGACCAAGTTTTACAAACACATAATTATCCTGATGAATTAAAAGCAGAATTACAAAAAATTGCTGGAGAAGGGGGAGATGTTAGAGAGTTTGTAAAAGAGAAACTTAGAGGAATGACTTCTGAATCTAAAGGTATACAAGCTATACAAAGACCTCCATCATATATTCAAGTAGGAGAGAAAAGAGAAGCTGCTTCTGGACAGTCTTTAGCTCCTGAAACTTATCAGTATCACGGTCAGAGAAGAGATGAAAATGGAAATATGGTTGTTGTAGAAGGTATTAAATATAGTACACAAGTAATAGGCACGGAAGGGGAAGACGACTTTAGGCAGGGACATAGATTTGATTTTGGAGGAAAATCTATGGATATAAGACCTGGCGAGGCAGGATTTATGGTTCTAGAAAAAGGAACAGGAGAGGGAGCTTCAAATCCAGGATATTATACAGAGAGTAGAAATATTAAATTCATTCCTAATGCTATTGCTTTCTATCATACAGCAAAAGAAGATGTTTCTGTTGTTATAAATGGAATACAACAAACTTATAAAAAAGGTGAAATGCTAGATGATGATGCTGTAGCAAATATGGAAGCAGAAGATTATGTTATTCTTCCATGGCTAGAAGGAAAGAATGATGATGGAATGACTATATCTATAGGATTTAATCAATCTGTACATGATGCATTTGCTTCTTGGGCTAGTGCAACTCCAAAAGATAAAGAAGTGTATAGAAATATAATTAGTAGTACTGGTATAGACCCTGCAAGGGTTGCACAATCTAGAATTAAAAAAGACGAATAATATATGCTTGTAGAAGAACAAAAATATGCTAATGTATCCGAAGGGATAAAAAGTATTTTTCAGCTTAACAAAAAAGAAGAAGATGAAGGAGATGTTAAAAATGAAAAGTATAATAAAGATGTAGATATTACTTCTTTAAGTGATTCGGATTTGACTCCTTTACAATTTGCAGCTAAAGAGCTTGCTTTAACTATGTCTGATAAACCTGATATAACTGATGAAGAAATTTTTGAGTTGTTTCCAGAGTTTAATAATAATCCTGATATTTTAAAATCAGCTAAAAGCATGGCCTTTACTTTTGGAGGAGATGCCTTAAAAAAAAAAGATACAACTGTCGTTTCCGAAGATTCTTCAGAAGATGTAGAAAACTTAGAATCAGAAACCCCTTCTACTTCAAAAGATAGACAAACATTAGATAATATAACATCCAAATGGCCTGCCTTAAAAAATCTAGGTGATATTGTTTTAAACCCAGATGAATCTTATGATATGTCTGAATATGGTGCGGGATTTATAGAATATCAATCACCTGAACAAGGAGCAGTAACTTATGCGGAAGGAGTAACTTTAGAACATCCGTCACCTGGAAATCACGCTATTACTTATAATCCTAATAAAACTAACGAACAATCTATTAAGTTAGATATGCTTCATGCTATGCATTCTATCCCTGAATATAAAGGGCTTTATGATGAATTTGCAACATCATTCAAATCGTCTAAATTTGAAGGAGAGATAAAAAGAAGTTATAAAGCATCAAAAGCTGAAGGTTATAAAGATAGTTATGAAGTTTTTGAAACAAATTTTATTGATGGAATTATAAGAAACTTATTGTTTGAAGGTACACCAGAAGATTTTAAAAAACATAAATACTGGGATAAAGCTAGTGAAGTATATTTATCTGATGAAAATATTAAATCATCTTTTAATGAATTAAAAACATATTTAGAAACAGGAGGTGAAGAAACAGAAAAAGTAGAATTTTCAGAAAAAGATTTAAAAAGAGCTCAATCTTATATAGACAAAGATTTTGCTGCAGATGAAACTGTTAATAAAGAAGCTTATGACTATTTACTTAGTCAGCAAAAACCTCAAAAAGAAATCATACCAGAAATCCCTTCAGATTTTGATTCTGATGTATTTAAACAAGGAATTATAAGAAGCGAGGCTACAGGGTATTTAACAGGAACTCCAGACAATTTAGATGATAAAGATTATTCTATAAGTAGTAAACATTCTTCTGCTGTTGGCCCTTATCAAATAAGATATAATGAATTTAAGGATATATTAAAAGATAAATGGGGAATAAAATCTAAAAAAGAATTTATAGGTAATAAAAAAGTTCAGGAAGAATTTATGAGTTATATGCTTGAAAATAAACCAGGCAGATATACTTATATGGCTAATAGGATTCAAAAAGATTATAGCGAATATATTCCTAAAGACATGAGTTATCAGGATTTAGTATCCTTACAGCATTTTATCGGACATGGAAATTCAAGAAAATTATTTGCTAAAGTTAGAGATAATAAAGATTTTAACTCTGAGGATGTATATGATTTTATTCCTAAAGGAAAAAATATGAGTGTTGGAGATTATCTTAAAAAGATGAGCGTTCCTAAAAAATCAAAAGAGAAAGAAGAACCTACTGGCATGCTTGATAAATATGGGAATTATATAAATCCCTTAGACGACCCTAATTTAACTGCTGGTGGTGACGATGCAGTTCAGGCATATGTTAATTCTCAGATTGACGATGATGAAGAAGAAGAAAAAAAGAAGAAGAAAAAAAGCGGAATTAGATATGTAGAAGTACTAGATGCTGACGGAACTCCTATAAAAATACCTGAAGGTAGACCAGGACAATCTTCAGAAGAGTATCGTAAAGAGTTAAATGAGGCTTTTGAGAGTCTTGCTAATTCAGAAACTATAGAGGAAAATAATAGAATTAAAAAAAGCCTTGGATATAATATTATTGACAGAGCTAAAGAGCATGGCACTACAATAACTGCTGAAGAGTTTCAAATTGTATTAGGAGATGCTTATCAAAAATTTGAAGAAAGCAGATTAGAGACTTATCAAAAAGTTATAGAATCTATTGATAATAATAAAGATATGAATCCTTTGAATAAAGGCTTTATAGCTAATGTAACAGAGTTAGTTAAAACTGAACATCTTTATACTCTTCATAAAGCTCTTATGGAAAGAAATATTGATTTACATCCTTCTCAAATTGATTCAGAAAGATTAAAGATTCTTCCTCATGTATTGCATCATTATTATAGTAAATTAGGAGAAGGGGATGCTTATCAAGAATTTGTAAAATATATTGAGGAAAAAGGTGGTCTTGAAGAGATACATAAGTTAAATGTTGAAGCTTGGCGTTCCGCAATTGGAGGTGAACAGATGGTTATTTCAAATGAATTAATGGGAGGAGGAGTAATAGAAGATGCTTTTGGAGATATTAAAGATATGACTCCAGCTGAAAGAAGCAAGTATATTATAAACGCTGCTCATCATATATTAGAGAGAGAGAAATATGATGATATACCAGAGTCATGGATTTCGGAAGTAGCTAATGTAATAGCAAATAAATATCATAAGGAATCTCCAGAATATAAGGATATTGAAGAAGAAGCAAGAGTAGCAGCCTTAGCCGTATATAATGAAGAAAATAATACTGATTATGATACTCCTGGAGTTGAGATACAAGGGTTTCAACAAACAATAATGGAATTAAATGAATCTGATTTAACAGTTCAAGAAAAAGTTAATATAATAAAAGATAAACATAATATTATTGTAAAAGCTAATGGAGCATGGAAATGGACAGATGATTATAAAAATGTTTTAAATGATGTAATACAGAAATCTGACGATAAAGTTTGGAAAAAATATGTGAAAGATAATGGAATGGAAAAATTTCATCTTGCAGAAGTATTTGAAAATTCTTTAGCAGGACAACTATTTACTTTGTTTATAGACAGGCCAATAAATCCAGAATGGGGAGTTGAATATAGCGAATTAGAAAACTTTATAATTGGGGTTGGTTCTGTAGCTTTTGATTTAGCAATACCCGTTATAGGTAGTGGTGTAGGTAAGGTTAAAAGCGTTAAAATTGCTCAACAAAGAGCTTGGCTTAACGAGCAAAAACTTATAAAAATTCAACAATTTAGAAACCAGGGAATGAAAGGTAAGCAGTTACAAAATGCAATTATAAGAGCTGATTTAGCTATGGAGGCTCAGCTTGCAAAATATGCAACTAAAACTGGATATTATTCCTCTGCTGCTACTTTAGGTACTTGGTTTGCGGCTATGGATATGACTGCTCAATATAAAGAAACTCATGATGTTACAGAGATACATTATTCAGATGTTTTATTAGAAGGAGCGAAGGGAGGTGTTTTAGGGCCAGTAACTTTTGGAATAGCTAGAGGAACACAAAGAATTAATAAGTATGTTAAAGATAGAGGGCTCCCTCTTATTATAGAGAAACCTCTTCTTGGATATACTTGGTTTCAAGGTGTTGCAGTTGAAGCAGGGGCTTTTATGACAGCTGAATCAATAGCACATGGTACAGCTCCTAGCTTTGAACTTTATAAAGATAATTTAGCTTTTATATTAGGTCTTAGGTTTGCTAAAATGCCTTTTACTCTTGCACAGCATGAGGCTTGGGATTTTAAAAAATCTAATAAAGGCCCTTATAGTTTTAAACTTACGGAAGCAGAAAGAGAATATATGGGTATAGACTCTAAACTTAATGATGCACAAGTTTATAATGCTTTAGTTAGAGAAATGAATAAATCTGAAAAAAGTGCTGAGGCTATGATGAATATTATGCCTATGAGTGTATTAAGTAAATATATTTGGGCTAATGTAGGAGGGAAAATTAATTTAAGTAATCCATTAGATGCTGTAGGAGTAGAATACAGGTCTGTTGAAGGAAAGCCTAATGTTGTGGAAGCTGTTAATTCTCAAGGAGAAGTTCTTTTTGTAGAAAGATTTAAATCTGAAAAAGAAGTTATTGAGTATATAAATAAAAAGAATACTGAAGCTCCAGGGGTTATAGCAAGAGAAATCCTAGAAAAGGATGTGTTAACGATAGAAAGTAAGGCTAAGCTTAAAGCTGCATTAGATAAATTAGGGGTAACAAGAGAAAGGGCTGAAGAGATACTTAATCAAGAAAAGAAAAACCCTGAAGAGCAAGTTGTATCAGATGCTGTCTCTGAAGCTGTAAAAAATGTTTATGCTGAACAAAAAACTAAACAAGACAAACAACAAAAAGAATTTGATGATGCTATTAGAGAAGAAGCTGTTAAAGTATTAGAAAAAAATAATATTACAAAAGAAAACCCAAACTGGGATGAATTATTAGCTAAAGAAATATTAACTCAAACAGAAAAAGCATTAAAGCAAGCAGAAGTAATTCAAACAGAAAAATTAAATAAGGCTGCAGAAATACTGTTAGAACAAGAACAAAAAGAAGCAGCTGGAATTAAGGAGACTGATAACTGGATGATAAGGGTTAATTTAGCTTTGGGTAAAAAACCTGAAGCTCCTATTGAAGTAACTGCAGACAATATAAAGATTCTTAGAGAAAGTGCTATTACAGATAATCAAAAGGCTGCTGTTGAGGATATTATTAAAGCTACCGAATCTCTAAAAAACTTAAAAGGAAAAGTTATTGTTCATACAGATAATGCAAGTTATCAACAAGTATTAGACGCTGTTGAAAAAGGAAATATAGCTAATGTTACTGGTGGTCATAGGAATTTAAAAACTGGAGATATACATTATAATTTAAATGCGGTTAATAAATGGACTGCCACTCATGAAGCGGGACATGCATGGACTGAAACTATTAGAGAAAAGAATCCTGAAAAATATCAAAAGATTGAAGATAAGGTTTATGAGCTTATTAAAGATACTCCTGAATATGCTGGTATATTAGATTTTATATCTACAAAAACAGAAGGAGGAGAATTTGTTTATAAGACAGAGCAACAACAAAAAAATGAAGCTTTAGTAGAATTTTCTGCTAGAGTAGCTAAAGGGGATTATAAAATAAAAGAAAATAATAAGTTTGTAAATAAAGCTAAGATACAATTAAATAAATTAATGGAAAGTATTGGGGTGGAATATAGATTTGCTACTAATGATGAAGTTATAAGTTTTGTAAATAAAATATCTAAGCAAGTAGGAAAGGGCAAGGTTCTTGAAGAGCAGGTACTTATAGAAGGGTTTAAAGATGAAGCTAATTTAACCAGAAGAGAAGAGGTTAGTAAAGATATGCCAAAGAATCAGCTTAGAGTAAACCAATCTAAAAAACAATTTGAAAAAGAGATTAAAGATATAATAGAAAAGAAAAAAGGTTCCTTCGCTAATATTACCGCTCAAAATCCAGGAGCAAAAGAATTATCTCCTGCAGAAAATGCAGAACGAAATAAAAAATTATATTCTAGGTTAGTAGAAATGGGATATAAACCTATTCTTATTCAAGGGAAGCATGGGGTGGCAGAAGATTCTTTTTATGTTAAAGGAATAACTATAAAAGATGCTGTAAAATTAGGAAAAGAATTTGGTCAAGAATCTGTTGCTCATAGTGAAGGTTTATTATATACTAGCGGTAAGAATGAAGGTAAAATGCAGAAATCTACGGGTAAGGTTGAGTTTAATCAAGATGTAAAAGATTATTATAGTATTATAGAAACTAAAGAAGGAGGATATAAATATCAAATTGGGTATGAAGAAAGTTTTGAAAATATTCCTTATGAACAAGTAAGAGGAGAGTATACTTATTCTTCAATGGTTCGTGGAGAGAAAGCAGGTAGGAAAGAAAGTGATTTTAATGCTGGTATTGAATCTATTAAAGAAGGTTATTCTGATAATATTATGAGTATTGAAAAGAAATATGGTACTTCAATACCAGGAGATAAACAAAAAAATAAAGAAATTAAAAGGGTTAAAAAAGATTTAATAAAATATATAAAAGGCTCAGATTATTTGAGTAAAGGAGTTAAAAAATCTGTATTAGAAGAAGCTGTTAAAATAAAAACTTCTCAACAATTAGATAGATTTATATCTAATGTTGAAGAGATGTCTGAAGCTCAATCTTTATCATCTAATATATCTCATGTAAATAATTTAGGTAAAAAAGTAAAAAAGAAACAATCTAAAGGTCTTTATGGGGACAAAAGTAAACTTGTTGAAGAGTTTTTAAATAAAGATTTTTCACAGATAACAGACCCTGCTCTTGTAGCTGAAGTTAATAATATTTTAGTTGATTTAAATAGACGTAAACAGCCTCTTGTAAACCCTAAAGAAATTGAGGTTCTTACAGAAAAATTAGATAATGTTATTGGTACTATAGAGGCTTCTCAACCTAAAATTCAAGGAGTTGAAAAGCTGAATACACGGATGGAAAAGATAGAATCAACATTAAAAGATGCAAAATTTGACGTAACATCTACAGAAGGGGCTAATGAAGTTATATCTTTAGGTAGAAGTATAGAAGCGTTAAAAAAATCTCTTTATTTATCAGAAACTGAAGGTAAGATAAGCCTTGCTGAATCTCAGAAAATACAAGAAAAAATTATTAAATTATCATCTAAGATACAAGGAAAGGTTACTGAGTTTAATACAGAGCGATTTAACCTATCAAAAAATATATTAAAAAATTCTGATTTAAGCTCTTATAATAAATATCAAAGAGAAATAATAGAGAAGCTTAAAGAAGTTGATTTTGTTGATAATATTGGGTATAATGACAATATGTATATTGCTTCTATAAATATATCAAATGGATTCCCTCCTATTAATAATATAAGCAAACTATTAGTTGAAGCTAATAATGGAAGACACGGAAATAATCTATCAGATTTATTATCTGAAAGAATAGATAAATGGGCTGGTAAGAAAAAGTATGGTGTTGGGAAAACAGGTTTATGGAGTATGATTCCAACAAATTCTAAATTATTACAAGAAAGGATGGGGTATAGGCCTTTATCTTTAATTTCTGAATTTTTTAGAGCTGAAGCTGATGTTGAGCATGCTGGGTTAATAGATAAAGCTATTATTGCTCCTCTTACTAGAAGTTTTTCTAGACATGCAAAAGGGGTTAGAATGGATATAAATGAATGGCAAAATATTTATTCCTCTAAATTAGATAAGGTTTCAAATTGGATGATGGATGAAACATCAGGAAGAATACTAGCGATTCCTTTTACTCAAAAATTAAATCCTCTTTATCATAAAAAGCAAAGTTCTGATAATAAGATAGGGGTTATATTAGCTCAGATAGAAAGAAACTCTCATGATGGTCAGAATGTTTTAAAAACTATAATAGAAAATAAAAGTTTATTTAATCATTATAGTAAATCAGAGCAATTATATTTAAAAACTATATATAAAAATCTTCCTAAAAAAACAGTTGATGGTAAGGAAGTGATAGATATTGATGCTGCTATTAAAGGATTGACTAAAAGAGAGAAAAAAATTCTTGATAAATTTAGAGAGTTTACAGATAATGTTTTAAGTCCTAAACAGCAGCTTGCAAATGAATTACGTGGTATTCCTTTTGAAGTAGTAGAAAATTACTTTCCTCATATATTAAAACCAGGACAGAAAGCTCCTGTTGTTGCTACAGAATTTGAACAATGGGCTGAAAATATTTTTATTAATAACAGTAAGATACAGTCTGATGCTGGTAAACAAAGAACTTCTACTGATATTTTAGCTTATGAATTTAATGTTAATAAAGTTATGATGGATAGAATTATGCAGGTGAATCGTGATTATTATTTAACACAAACTATAAATGAAGTTCGTGAGTTAATAAATAATGGAAAATTAAATAGCGGAAAAGATTATCATATGTATTTTGATGCTTTATCTAACAGAATGAGAGAAGCTGTAGAATTAGATTTACATAGAAGCTCTAGCTTAATAAATCAAGAGCTTTTATCTCCTTTTATGACTGCTACTTATAGTACAAAATTATTAAGACCAGGGAGGTTGGCTGGTGAGGCTGTTAGTGAAACTATAAGGGTTGGAATAGGAGCTTCAGAAAGACCTTTTCAAGATTTGCCTAATTCTTTTAAATCTGTAGCTGATAGAGCTGAAACAAATATTTATAATTCTACAAAAATTGCTGAAGATTTATATCTAAAAACATTTTCACAAAATAGTGGTAAAAATATTGGTAAAGAAAATATGAATACCGTATTAAACGAAATTTTAAAAATGACAGATAGTCCATTTATACATAGGTATTCAAGATGGGATGTTGAATTTGGAAAAGAAGTTGGGAGAGAGAAGGGTTATTTAAATAAATTTAGTAATTGGGGATTAAGTCTTGTAGATAGAAATACATTATTTATGGCTTATATGCCTGCCTTTAATAAAGAGTTTAAAAGCATAACTGGAAAAGAATTTGATTATTCTGCATTTAGAGACCCTAAATATAAAGAAACTCATAAACAAGCAATATTAGATGCTGCAGCTATTGGGGATAGAGCTGCTGCACAATGGAAGAATATTGCTGTAAAGGGAGCTGCTCCTTCAAAAATACGTACTCCTTTATCTTTATTTGATTTAGCTGGAGTAAAGAGAACTAGCGAATGGGCTCCTGTTTTAACCTATATGAGTTCTTTTGGTGCTCTAGAGACAGCTATGTATCAAAAATCAATTAGAGATGTTATGAGTGGAGAAAGTGCAAATACTAAAGCCTTAGGAGGTAAGAGGGCTGTTGCTATTCTTGGTGCTGGGATAACGTATGGTACTATTATTGGCCTTGAAATAGCATGGGGTAAACATCTTATGGATAGGCATATAATAGAGACAAGCGATGAGTATGACGCTATGAATAAGTATGACAAAGAACAAGCTTTAAAAGCAGTTGATGACGAGTGGAATGAATATGTAGACGGGGTTTTTAAGGTTAGTGGATTAAAAAAGCAGATAGTTTCTAATACTGCCTTTTTAGTTAACTCTAAATATTCTCAAGCTATGCGTATGTCTTTAGTGGGATTTGGAGGAGCATATCAGCAGTGGTTAAAATCTGATGAATCTACTAGAGAATTTGATAAATCTGCTTTAGTAGAAGAGAGTGAGGCTACAAAACAATGGCTTTCAGAAATTATGGGAGAAGATGGTAATAATGTAGACGCACTTCTTAGAGGGGGTATATACGCAAAGCCTGCTGCAGATGTAGGAGGTGTAGCAGAACAAATGCTTCCTCATATAGATATGGCTATGGAAGTTATGATTAAAGACTTTCCTAAAGATTTCTGGGAATGGTATCAAGAAGGTCATCATGACCAGCTTGAAGGAGCTGCTTTAACACATGCTAAATACAGAGATGAATTACAGTTTGCTAACTTGGTTCAGCAAGGAATAAGAATGTATTTTATGTTTAGAGGAACAGCAGTGCCTGGAGACAGATATGTATCAACATATTATAAAGAAATGATGAAAAGATACAACTATCCTACAGTACCATATTTTAAAATGAAAGGAGAGGGACATGGAGAACCTGCAGGTTTTGGTAAACCAAAGGGTCATGGTAAAAGATAATTAAATCATGATGATAGTGATTTGAATAAAATAATTAACATAGAACTTGTTAATAAGAATAAAAAACATTATATTTGTAACTAATAAAAATTTAAAAAAATGAATCAAACGGATTATTTAGCATTAGGGATGGGAGGGCCTACCTTGCTAATGCACGATGGAGACGCATGTGCTCAAATAAGAGGGTTTGCAGTTCAAGCTTTAGAAGACTGTGTATTTTCTGAATTTAGTTTAAACACATTTCCATTTGTGACTTATGATGGTCAACCAGACTACATAGAATCTTCAACACACGGAAGTGATTTAGTAACTTTAACTGCACATCAATTTAAAACAGGAGACAAAGTTGTTGTTTCTACAAATGGTAAAGCTTCTTTGCCTAACGGATTATCTGATGACCAGATATATTATATAATAAAAGCTTCTGATGACACAGTTAAGTTTGCTTTATCTTATGCTAATGCAATTGCAGGAACCGTTGTAGCTACGTCAAGTGATGGAAGTAGTATTACAAATGCTACTATACAAAAAGTAACTGACGAAAATTTAGCTACTCATCGTAGTAATACAAAACAAGCTACATTTACTATATCAGGAGGTAGTGCTTTAGAGATAACTAAACATGTAGATGGTAATACAGATATGTTTGACACAGATGGAGCTGAAGATGTAAAACTTCCTAAAGGCATGACTGTATATTTACCTGTATGGGCTATTACCCTTACTACTGGTGCTTGTATAGTTTATACTAGAAAATAAAATGGGAGGAAGTCTAGGGTTAGGATTAGGTTTTGAAGAGCATAATGTTGCTTCTGATGCGGCAGCAGCAATTATAGACGGTTCTTGCTTCTGGATTAAAACAGGTACGGGAGCTAGTGCAGAATTAAAACCTTATGAGAAAGGAACTGTAACTGACTATAATTTGATATGGGATTTAGATGTTAGTCCAGGACTTAATAATTATATGCCTGAGTCATCTCCTGCCACAGATTGTAACTGGGAAAAAGACGGCTCAAATATAATGCCTATAAGCACTTAATATGCCGTGGGATTCCCATAAATAAATAACTAAATAAATTAAATTTAAGAAAAATGGCAAAAGAAAATAATGTTGAAATAGACAAAAACGCAAAAATAGAAAAGAAACCTATTAGTCTTGAAGAGAAAAGACTTATAGAACTAAGAAATAAAATGTCTGAAAAGATAGAGGATGTACAAGATTTAGACGAATATGTAAAAATATATATGACATTAGTATTAAGTTATGCATCTACATTAAATATAAATTTTGATAATTTAAAAGAATAAAATTATGGCAACACCAAATATAGTACCTAGAAACGATGGAGAAGGGGGTTTAGGAACCGCAGCAAAAGGTTGGGGCGGTGCCTTTATAACAAATAAAACAGCAAGTAGTGCTACTGAAGGTGGTAAATTAGTATTAGCAGCTGATGACGGTGCGACAATAGCACAAAACCATAGGTTAGGAGTTATAGAATTTAAAGGAGCTGAAGATTCTAGTAGCAACCTAACTGTAGGAGCAAGAATTGAGGCTATTGTTCATGATGATTGGTCTCCCTCATCAAATAATTGTAATTTAGATTTTTATACCACATCTGGAAATGCATCAGAAGCTAAAGTGTTAAGATTAGATAAAGATAAATTAGCTACATTTGAAGGGGCTGTAAAGGCTAGTAATGATTCTGTAACTGGAAGAAATTACAGGACAATATATGTGGATGCAGGAGCAATGGTTCCTACAGAAACAAACGGAGCTCAAGCTGGTACAGAAGAGCTAGCAACTAATGATGTTATGGTTGATTACTTTGCTTTTGATGCAAGTACAGATGAGAAAGTGCAATTTAAAATGGTTATGCCTGAGCAATGGGACAATGGAACTATTAAGGCTAAATTTTATTGGAAATCGTCAAATACAGATACAGGAACCGTTGCTTGGTTTATACAAGCTGTAGCACATGCAGATAGTGCAGTTTTAGATACAGCTTTTGGTACTGCCGTAACAGCAACAGCTGATGCAGGTAGTGGTACAGATAATGATTTACATATAACAGCTGCTTCTGCCGCTATGACTGTAGCTGGTAGTCCAGCGGAAGGCGAGATGGTAATGTTTCAGATATATAGAGATGTTAGTGCTGATAATTATAATGCAGACGCTCACTTGTTAGGTGTAAACCTACAATATAGAGAATCAGCAACAGCAAGTGCTGCTTGGTAATAAATAAATAACATGCATACAGGAAGACATAGATATAGAACTCATGCTGGTATACCTCATGGAAGTACTGTAAATGCTGGTACAGATTTAGAAATATGTTATTTGTGGAAACAAGCAGTGACATATGCAGGGGCAGAACATACTACTGAAGAAGATGAAAGTGCTACAGTAAATTTGGTTTCTTTATGGCGAGACAGTGGTGCTAACGGTAATAATGCGTCACAAGAAACTGATGAGGTAAAACCTGTGTATCAAAGCGATGGAGGTATAGATTTTCAGAATAAAGGGGATAACGCTAGTTATGCAGATGAAATGGAATTTACTAAATTTAATACCGCTGCCAATACAGACTTTATTTCTTTTATAGTATGTAGTTTAGGTAATGTAGCTACATCTTGTTATTTATCAGATGGTGGGGCAGAGGTATTACAATATACCAGTGCAACTCAACATCAGTTTAAAACAAGTTCTACAAGTAATATGACTCATGGCGGAGGAACAGTTAGTGGAGGAAGTTTATTTCAACATACAGCCGATGAAAAACATCTTATGGTTGTACATAGAACAAATGGAAGTACTGGGACTATGAAGATATATAAAAACGGAATAGTTTGTAATGGACATAATAATAACGGAACTACAAATGCAAATGCTTTTGATTTGAAATGGTTAGGGGCAAAAAATAGTGCTTCAAACTGGTTTGACGGAGTAATGTATGATGTAATTTTTATAAACGGAAATTCAGCAACCGATAGGAATAGAGAGTTAATAACAAATTATTTATTAACAAAACATGGTATAGAGTTTCAAAGTAATTCTGACGCTTAAAAAACAAGGTTATGATTAGGGGATTAATCTTAATAATTTTCATTTTTATATCCTTTTCTGGAAAGGCACAATTTGATTTAAAAGAATTTTACAAAAAAACATTTAAGTTTTCTACTTTTTATGGAGCTGTAAGTGGAGGTACTTCAATTTCAGATGAAGAAGTTTTTAACGTTTCTACGGGGTTACTAGAGCAGAGTAGTATACAGACACCTTTTGACTATAATATTGCTTTAGGAGTGCGGAAAATAGCTAGATTCGGCTACGAGAACAAAGCAAACACCTTTTATGATGGTACAGAGTCAACATATAGTGATGCTGCTACTATTGGTAAAGTTAAAGGGTTTGAATTTTTATTTGAATACAACTATAAAAGACAGGAGGGGGTTAACTACTTAGACCAGAATCATTTTCTTAGATATGTAGGTAAAAATTACATACTAAAAGGAGAGTATGTAGAGGATGGTTTTGCAGATATAAAATACTTTGAAACTTCTCAAAGATATAGATATAATAAAAATAATAAACTTTCATTTAATATAGGGGCTGTTCAAAGAATGTCAGAACCTTATGGTTACGACCCTTTAGAGGAATGGCTACTTTCAAACGGTAGCTTGCATTACACTTATTTAGCAATACAAGAAGGTTATACTATAGATGTCGCTAAAAGCGAATATAAAAACCCACAAGGAGAGATTGTGGCTACTAGCGTAGAAGTTTGGGAAGCTGTGGTGATACCAGAAGTATTGGCAGATTATGTAGAGAAGAAAAGAGATGAATTAGATAGGAAGATGCTCCAGTCTTTTGTTGTGGGTTTTGATTTCTATCATTATAAAAAAGATTTTTGGTTACACTCTTGGGGTAGTCTTATGCCTTGGCATTATGATGATGGAGGCAGTTATTCTTATCATAATTACAACAACGGAGAGCAGTGGTATGACTATTCTGGAGGTTTAATATTTGGATATAAAGTAACTAAAAATTTAGGTACATTTATAGAGGGAAAATATAATAAATATTGGAATCGTGAATGGTACGATTTTAAATTTGGTGTTAACTATATTATACTATGAACATAACTAACGAGCAACTACATCAAGAAATGCTTATTATGAAGCAGGATTTAAGAGAGATTAAAAAGAAACTTTTAGACCCAGATGATGGTGCAGTTGCTAGAGTAAATAGAAACACATCATTTAGAAAAGGAGCTCAAAAGACCTTGTGGTCTATATGGCTTGCAATTATAGGAATATTAGGTAAATTATTATTTTTTGATTAAGATGGCGAAAGAATTAAACGAAGATACAAGTTTTAAATTAAGTATAAAAACACTTATTGCAATTGGATTTGCTATGGCAACTCTTATTAGTATGTATTTTATGTTGCAATCTGATATAGAAGAAGCTAAAGAGCTTCCAAAACCAGATGTAACTAGAATGGAGTTTAATATGAAAGATGTTAATATACGTCAATCTATTGAGCATACAGAGAAAGCTGTTGATGAGATTAAAGAAGATTTGAAAAGAATGGAGGATAAAATAGACGATTTGAGATGAAAGAAACTTGGAGAGTATTTAGTGTGTATATGTTGATTTTAATATTAATGTTATTTTGTGGAATAACTTTTGGACAGGTTAAGGTAGTACAATACAATGCGGATTGGAATAATGCAAACAAAGTTGAATGGTTAAATAAATTAACAGACTGCAGTATAAAATATATAGATATAACAGAAAAACCTGAAGCACAAAAAAAATATGAAATAGTAGTTGTACCGACAATTATTGTTTTTAAAGACGGAGAGGAAGTTAAAAGATTCCAAGCAGACATATCTTTTAGTATAAAAGCTAAATTAGAAGATGTACAAGAAATTATTGACGAACAATTAATGAGTGATTTTTAAATGAAAAAAATATTATTTATATTAATATTAGTTTTAACAAGTTGCTCATTACAAAAACAGACCTGCAACAAAGAAACAAAAAAATGTTGTGAAAAAAAAGAATTAAAATGAAAGGAAAAATTTGTAAATTAGTGTATAAGATTAGCTGTGGTAAAATTTGCTTCGGCTGGTGTGGAACAAAATAAATGTATTCTTATAAAATAAAATTAGATAGAGTAGTTGATGGGGATACTATTGATGCTTATATAGACTTAGGCTTTGATGTTTCAATAAAAAAAAGAATTAGATTTATGGGGATTAATACTCCTGAATCAAGAACTAGAGATTTAGAAGAAAAAGCAAGAGGTTTAGCTGCTAAAGATAGAGTTAAACAATTATTAGAGGGAGCTAATTTAATAAAATTAGATTCTCACGGAGTCGGAAAATATGGAAGATGTCTAGGAGAATTACATATAGATGTAGTAGATGGGCAAGAAAAAATGACGTTAGAAAGTATAAATGAATTATTAATTAAAGAGGGTCATGCTGTAGAGTATCATGGCGGTAAAAGATGATGTTATGATAAACTGGATAAATAGTTGGAAGTCAGGTAATAAAAGAGAAAAATATAATATTGAGTTAAGATTAGGTAGGTTTACTTTACTTGAAATAAAATTTTGTGTTTGTACAATTCCTTGTGATTGTGCTCGTTTTAGAATGATAGTATTAAATTTTGGATTTGAGTTATGAAAAAAATATTATTTTTATTATTATTAATTCCTTTGTTTGTATTTACGCAAACAAAAGAAACTATTATTCATATAAACACAGATAACTACCCACAGGAAACTAGATGGGTATTACACGCTGATAGTTTGTATGGAGCTATATTAGGACAAGTAAACTATGGATATTATACAATTCCAGACTCAGCTTATGCAGATACTCTATATATACCAGATAGTCTAACAAATATTACGTTTGTAATATATGATAGTTACGGAGACGGGATGTCTCCTCCAGGAAGTTATTACGTTTCTATATGTAATGATACTATAGTTAGCTATCCAAACCCTTCCTTTACAACAGGGTTGTATTCTAACAGGATGGTACCTCAATGTATGCCTAACCCTCCTCCATCTGGGAATTGTGTTCCTTCAGTTCTAAATATAAACTTAGACCAATTCCAAAGCGAAACAACTTGGGAGATACATGATTCAACAGGAACTTTACTGTACGCAGGAGGCCCTTATTCACAAGCCCCTGATTATCAACCTCAATACGAGAATTTATGCTTACCTGTAGGAGAACTCACCCTAACCATGTATGATTCTTATGGTGACGGGTTAGCTGGTAGCTTGTGGGGAGGGAATGATGGCTCATATTATCTCATGCAATGTGGGGACACCTTAGTTTATGGAGATGTTCCAAACTTTGGCACCGATACCCTACATGTATTTCAATCTGACACATGTTTGCCTCCACCACCAGTACCAGGATGTATGGATGAAAATTACGTGGAATATAATCCGCTAGCTACAGTTGATGATGGTAGCTGTTCAATCCTTAAAATATACGGATGTACAGATAGTACAATGTTTAACTATGACCCATTAGCTAACACAATGGATTATGTTGATAGTTGTATGTATACTTTAATATTGTATGATTTAGCTGGAAACGGATGGATAGGAAGCAGATTAGATATTATGCAAGATGATACCACATCTTATTATTTAACTAGTGGTTTTTTACAAACATACACATTAAATTTAAAATCCCCAGAAGAAGTCAGAGCAAAATTCTTTATTAACGCTCAAGCTTCAATGACATCCATAGAATGTGGGTTTAGTTTAATTAGTTCTACTGGAGATACCGCCATACATGTTCCTGGAGGTTTTTCAAATCCTATATTACCTTTTTATGAATATTCAGGAACTACATATTGCGGAAATGAATGTATTCCTATTGTAACAGGATGTATGGATACTATAGCTTATAATTATAATAATTTAGCTAATACTAATGACATTTGTTATTATAATCCTGGATGCACTTCTCCTGCTTACTTAGAATACTATACACAAGGATTTACAGCAGATGTAGATGATGGTAGTTGTAGTATTTTAGCTGTATTTGGATGTACAGACAGTACTTCTTTTAATTATAACTCATTAGCTAACGTGGATAACGGTGGATGTATTCCTGTAATAACAGGGTGTATGAATCCATTAGCTTTTAATTATAATGCTTTAGCTAATACTCCAGATACATGTATATCTATAATTTACGGATGTACAAACCCTTTAGCTTTTAATTTTGATTCTTTAGCTAATACTGACGATGGAAGCTGTATAGCTATTATTTATGGCTGTACCGATAGCACAATGTTTAATTTTATGCCTAGTGCAAATATAGACGACAGTTCTTGCGTGCCTTATATATATGGGTGTATGGATGCTACTATGTGGAATTATAATTCTCAAGCAAATACTGATAATGGTAATTGTATCCCATTTATGTATGGTTGTACTGATTCAACCATGTTTAATTATGACCCGTTAGCAAATACAGATAACGGCACCTGTGAACCTTTTGTATATGGATGCACAAATCCAATTGCTTTAAATTATAATCCACAGGCAAATACAGATGATTTCTCCTGTATATTACCAATCTATGGATGTATGGATTCTACAGCATTTAATTATGACCCTTTAGCTAATGTAGATAACGGAAGTTGTATCCCTATAATATTAGGATGTACTAATCCGATAGCACTTAATTATTGTGATACCTGTAATACTGATGATTTTAGTTGTATACTTCCGATATATGGTTGTACTGATAGTACTATGTTTAATTATAATCCTTTAGCCAATGTTGATAACAATTCTTGCGTTCCTTTTATCTATGGTTGTACTGACCCTTCTATGCTCAACTACAATCCACAAGCTAATACAGAAGATTTTAGTTGTATTGCTTATATTTATGGTTGTACCGATAGCACTGCTCTTAACTATGACCCGTTGGCTAATACTGACAATGGTTCGTGTGTGGCTGTGGTTGAAGGATGTATGGATGCAAATGCCTACAACTACGACATTACGGCTAATGTTAATGACTCTGCTTCTTGCTTATATAATGCTAATTGTATCACTGGTGCGGGTAATCCTTATTGGCTCAATGACCCTTGTTATGCCTGGGTAATATCAGTAGATGATTATTGTTGTGAGAATGAATGGGATAATATATGTCAGCTAACTTATAATTATTGTGACAATAATTGGACTGGAGCACAACCTCCAGCTAGAACAAACGCAGATAATATATTTGTTTACCCAAATCCAACAAATAATATTTTATATATTAATAAAACTGTTGATTTAGAAGTTTATAACAGTATTGGAGAATTAATTATAAAAAGTAATGGAAATATGGTTGATTTATCTGATTATAGTAATGGAATTTATAATATTATGATTATATTTGAAGGTAATAATAATACCTACAAAATTATAAAAAGATAATGTTATGGCTTATTATATAGGTAAAGAAGCTTTAGACACAAAGGTTGATGGAATTGAATTATAAAATAGTATGGCAAAAAAATATGCAAAAATAACAGGAAATTCAGCACAGATATTAGTTGCTAGGCAAAAAGTTGCAAACACAACAACAAAAGGATTCACCAGAACATTTAGTGGGAAAACTATAGTTGGAATGTCTTTATGTAATATACATGCTACAGATTCTGTGGATGTAGACTTATTCATATATGACGCTGCAAATACTACAGAAATAGCTAGGATTTTACACAATAAAACAATAGAAGCTGGAACAACTTTGTTTTTAGAAGGGCATGAAGTTTCTTTTAATAACGGAAAGGATTATGATTTAAGAATACAATTAAGTGCTGCAGATAGTGCTGTTGATGTTATAATAAGATAAATTAAAAAATAAATTATGAGTATACTAACAAAAATATTTTCGGCTGGAGCTAGCGATTTAGTAAAAAATGTAGGTGGAGTTATAGATAATCTACATACTTCTAAAGAAGAAAAGCTTGAAGCTGAAAGAAAAATTAAAGACATGATAATGGGTTACGAAGCTGAGATGCAAAAGCAAGTAACCGAAAGATGGAAAGTAGATATGCAATCTGATTCATGGCTTTCAAAAAATATAAGACCTATGGTTTTAATATTCTTAGTAGTATCTACAGTATTATTAATTTTTATTGATGCTGGGATAATACAATTTGAAGTTAAGGCTTCTTGGGTGGATTTATTACAGCTCGTTTTAATTACTGTAATTGGAGCATACTTTGGAGGTAGGTCGCTTGAAAAGGTTAAAAAATGAAATTAAAAGTATTAAGATTTAGTAGTCAGGAAGACTCAACTTCAGGAGCATTATTTAAAGAGCGTGATGATAGTAATTTAGAGTTCCTATGTTACACATTAGAAGACGAGCATAGAGATAGTAAAATACGTGGCGAGACAAGAGTGCCTGCTGGTATTTATAATATAAAATTAAGAACTGAAGGCGGTTTTCATGAAAGATATAAAAAAAGGTTTTCTAGTATACATAAAGGAATGTTACACGTCACTGAAGTACCAGGTTTTGAGTACATCCTTATACATACTGGTAATACTGATGAACATACTGCTGGATGCCTTCTTGTGGGTGATTCACAGGAAAACAATATTATCGTCAAAGATGGTTTTATTGGAAAATCCACTAATGCGTACAAAAGAATATATCCAGATATTGCTAGAGCAATTGAAAAAGGAGAAGAGGTTATTATAGAATATATAGATTTAGCTTAAAATGGCTCTTCAAAAATTAGTAATACATTCTACTAAAACTCCTTATGGAATTTATGTCCCCTTAGATGAAATACAAGAAGAACATATAACGGATAGAGGATTTTCTGAAATAGGATTCTCCGATATTATTACTTTTGAAGGCGTTATAGAGTCTACCTTACAAATAAGAAACGGAGAGAAAACTCATGACTGGGGAATGACAGACTCAAGACATGTAGCTTATATGGGTGGTATATCTGAAGATGGTTTTAATATAGAAGATACTAGAACTCCAGAACAAAGAGAATCTTTACGAATATATATAGAATTTCTAAAAAGAAGATACCCTAGAATAGAAATTGTAGACTATACAAAAACAAGAATTATTTAGATTTTACTGGAGTACTTCCGTATTCTATATAATCTTCAATCTTTTTAGCCTCATCAATTATTTTATTGAAATCTTTTTCTTTTTCAGACATAACTGCAACTGCAAATTTCATTGCTTCCAGTCTTATCATTCTTCTTTCTTGTTTTTGCTGTTTATCATTCATTAATTGAACTCCAGCGTGGTCACTCATTGAAGGTGGTGGGTTATATTTTTTTGCCATTTTTTTATTTATTTATTCCATTTATATTTAGCTCCTAAATTCATTGGGATGAATATTGCAGTTCTCCCTTCGTCTAAAACGATTCCGCATCCTAACGTGGGTTTCTTAGGAAAATGTTTCCCGTAAGAAAAAGCCATATGATGCACATCTATACCACATCCAACATTCATTCCAAATATAATATCATTTCTTGATGCCATGTAATTAACCCCTCCAAAAGAGTGGCTATGACCTATAACTGTAGACTGTCTATTAGCTATAGCTCTATTACGTGCTCCAGATACTCCAGAAGAACCTGTTCCGTGAGTATATAAAACATTATCTATCTCCCATTCCATTTGCCACTTCCATCCATCAGGTGCGTTCCATATTTCTTCGTAAGTCTTCATGTATCTTTTCGGTATACCAGCTGAGGTTGCCTGGCGAAAAGGCAAGGCTGAATGATTGCCTACGCAAACCTTAACATCAGGGAAGGTTTCATACCATCTCTCCATAGCTTTCTGAGCCTGCTCAGCTTCTCTAACAGCATTAGGCATTTCTAATTCAGACTCATGGTATGAAAGAGCTGCGTTATCGCACTCGTCTCCAATATGTATTATTTCTGTACACCCAAAACGATTAAAAACATCATAAACAAAATCTCTATAATCTGGATGACAAAAAGGCTCATGAGTGTCTCCTATAATACCTACATTAGACGTTCTTCTATGGTTAAGAATCAAGTCCTCCTCTTGAGGAGTTAACCTGATTCTTCTACCATATATTTTTTTACTTGACATATCTTAAATTTATACAAATATATTAAATATTTATAACGCCTAATAAAATGTTAATAACTACATTCTTTTTGAATGTTTAAACCTAGTATAAATTTTAGGTTTTTTTCTAAAAGAATTGTTATATATCCCATCATCTGCTATCTTTTTAAAAGACTGGTATCTGTTACTTGATAATCTTTGCTGGTTGTTTTTATCAAATGCCAAGCCTCTACATTTAGAACATATTCCAACATCTGATTTGCCTCCCCCAAGTAAAATCATAGGCTCCTTACAGCATAAACTATTTTTTTCACTCAGGTTATTTTTTATATTTTCCCAATTATATTTCTTTCTAATCTCCATAATTTATTTTTTGTTTTTTATATTCTCTAACCTTTGTAACTCAAAATCCAAGTGATTAATTGCTTTCTCAATACATTCTTGAGGAGATTTGTGTTTATTTTCTGCTCTCAATAAATATGTGACTGCATTTCCAATATTAAAATTCAAATTATAATCTTCAATGATTTTTCTTGCCTCATAGCCATAAATTTTACCAATATAGTAATCAGGTATTCCTGAATTTCTAAAGCTTGATTGATTAATCTGAATGTATTTTTCTAAATCTACAACATATCTCTCAAGGTCTTTAATATACTTGTCTTTATTTATTTCTTTTGATGATATTGATTCTTCATCTTTACCCATGTTTTCAACTACAGACTCCATTTCTTCTACAATATCTTTAATTTCGTCTTTATCTTCATCCTTGAAAGGATTTTTTATATGGGATTTTTCCTCAGGTAATTCGTCTAAGGTTGTTGTTCTTACGTAATCTTTAGGAGGAAGGTTACGTTCTTTATCCCAATAATACTCGCTGTATTTACTGTTCTCTTCTTTTTGCTCTGTCATTTTCTAAAATTTTAATTAAACCATTTTGAGTGTGTAAGCTTCTACATTTTGCTCCGTATCTTTCTTGATTTCGTTTACGATATTCTTCTGGGTTATGTATTAGTTTTACCTCTCTAACTAACCCAGTTTCTTCGTTGTATTTTACAATCCATCTACAGCTGTAGTGCATTTTATTTTTTTTAAGATGTGTTAAGTAGCTCATAATTTTATTTTTCTTTTTTATCAAATTTTTCAATATTTTTCATTATATTATTTTGGTCTACTCCTAACTTTAGTGCATATCTTGCTAGTTTAAGTATAGCTAATAGAACCAAAATAAATATTATTAATTCAAATGTCATAGTTATTAATTTAAAGTTGTTTTTCTAAATCCTAATTCGTTTCTTATAATAGTAGGCATTCCAGAATGCTCTTCTGTCATAACCTGATTCATATATTTTCCGCATTCACATTTAACGTCTTGTATCCATTTACCATCAATAAATTTAGTTGTGGTTTTGTAAACTTCTTTAGTTTTATTACATTCATTACATTTAAAAATCATAACTTAAATTTTTTATGAATTTTACCTGTTACCATGCAGACGTACTTATTTTTTGTGGTAAATACTCTTCTTCTACATTTTTTATTATGAATCCCTATATAATGAGGTAGTCTCATTAACCATAATTTAATACATTTCATGTCCATCATCTTGATATTTATTTAAATACATATTTAAGTGTTCTGTTTTAGAGTCTAACTCTTTTAATAGTTCTTTCCTTTCTTTTATACCTACTAATATAGTAATTATACAGCCTATAATAATCCCAAGAAGAAAGGATAGCATTATCATTATAAGTATTTCAAAGTCTGTTATATACATTATGATAGTATTTTAATTATTACTCCTGGTTTTTTCTTATTATACTCATACTTTTCAAATATAGGTATAATCTCATCACAATTATCATCTTTTATCCAATTATATTTAACCATTAAATCCTGTACTGTCTGAGCAGGATTAATATAATCAAATTTATGTTTAGTGCCTCTAATGAATTGTAAAGACAATTTATAAGGCTTTGTTTTCCCTTTTAGCATTTTCTGGAAGCCCACCCTGTATTTCATATAAAACTCCATAGATTTTTTTATATAATTCCTAGTGGCTTTTGAGTTAATTAACATTTTACCAGTCCATTGCTTAGAGTTTTTACTGCTAGGCACATTTCCTGGTATAAATATACTACTTTTGTTCATCCCAATAAGTTTTCTTTATAGTGTCAACACCAAAGTATTGAGCATATTTCTTTCTAGGTATTAATACTAATTCAGACCAATTATTATCACCACCTTTAACCACTTTTAAATCCTGTATATTTTCTTTTATAAATCTTTTTAATTTATCGCACTCCATCATCCATAGATTGTTAACAGATATATCTGGCATGTAATATATCCACCAATCTGATTTAGTAGTGCTAATTCCTGACGGATTGCCTTTATACCTTATTTCAATAGCTATATTTCCTGTATCATTAATATCATCAACATAATTATCTGTTTTTATTTCCATGTAAAGATTCTTGTCTTGTTTTGGAGAATACATAATTATATCATAATCTTTGGAGTCTGAACTTTCATCGTTAACTATACTCATTCCATTTATAGCAAGATAAAAAGCTACTATCTTTTCCCCTTGATTCCCATATTTTAAATCTTTTTTAAATTTTTTGTTTAAATCCATATTTAGTAGGGTAATAAATTTTCACTAATGTTAACTAAATCTTCTAGCGGATAATCTCCTGTAAATGTTTTAAATCTATTTGAAAGCCTGTCATATCTTAATTTGATAGGGTTCCCAGTTGGTACTCCTACTAATTTTTGAAATTTTATTTTCTGAACGTGTATATCTACAGTTGTGTCAGAAAAATCTTTTGGGTTAGGCCTATGAACAGTTATTATATTATCCGCTTTATTAAACCAGTTACTTCCACCTGCTATTCTGTATGCTGTAGGAACCTCATTGTCTCCAGAGCCTTTATCACTTCTCATAGTTATAGGGTGTGCTACAACCATAAATTTAAGATGATAGTTTTTCGTAAATTTTCTAATTTTATTTAATGTATCCGCTACATATATAGCTTCTGTCATTCCTCTAAAATCATGGTCTATCTGATTAAACGGGTCAATCAAAACCCCTTTTATACCTTTTCTTAAAACTAAATGTTTAAATTTATCAAGTATATTACTCAGGGTAAAACTATCTTCTGGATATACAATAAAGAAATGTTTATTGACAAATTTCATCCCTCTAGAATACTCTGTCATACTCATTCTTCGTTTAGACTCAATATCAGAAGTTTTTCCTATATACATTTCAACCAATGTCTCGTACAGCTCTCCTATAGGATAATTCTCTGGAGAAAAAACACCCCATTTCCACCCATATAATATAGAGCCATTCATCATAAGTTGAAAACAAAATGAGGTTTTCCCATGACCAGGTATTCCTGTAAAGACATCAAATTCTCCCATCCTGAAAGTGTAGTGTGGATTTAAATCATCGTAACCAGTGGTGTCCCCTTTTTTCTTACCATTATGATAAGAATCTATCATCATATCTTCAACGTCAGAAACAGAAAATACTCCATCTACTGGATAATCCCTAGCGTTATTATAGCACTCTAGCAGTTTATCTTTACCATAATTTACTAGAACATCATTTGCATCTTTACAATTTTCTGGAAAATCAATAATCATTATCCTTTCCTTCCCTAGTCTTCTAGCTAATTCTTCAAGCAACCTTCTTCCGTTTACATCATTATCTACTGCTATAAATATATTATCCATACTCTCAAAATATCTATGACAATTATCAAGATAAGAGAATTTAGTTTCTACATTTTTAGCATTAGGATTAGGAGCTCCATCTGGAACGCTCACCGTTTCTGTTTTACCTATAACGTCAAAAGATAATTTATCAATTTCTCCCTCAACAATTATACAGGTGTTAGTATCTTTAATATCATCCAGACCATAAAATATTTTTTCTGCCCCAGCAACTTGTTTAAAATTCTTATCTCCATCTCTGTATTTTATATTTATTAACTCTCCATCTCTATAATAGTTAAAACAAATACAATTTCTGTTTTTCTCAACTTGAGGCATATATATACTGCACTCTGTAACCTTATTTCTTTCAAGAATACTTTTAGAAATACCTCTTTTATCAAAATACTCTACAATCTTACTAGGAAGAACTCTCTTCTTTATAAGCTTTGGTTTTGTGTACTGTTTATTATCCATTAATTTATCTTTAATAACCCCAGACCAAGCACAGTGATGACATGTGAACAAGCCTGTATCAGTATTTATAGCTAAACAAGGTTCTTTCTTCTTTTTTCTTTGGTGAGAACATCTAGGACATACAGCCTTAACTTCAGAAGACCATCTTCCTTTATAGGTTATTCCAAAGTCTGAAAGAAGGCTTCTGTCTATCATCCTTTAAAGGCTTTATCAAAATCCTCCTTAGTCATATTATCGTAAGACTTTTCAGATACGACTGAATTATTATTTATTAGCTCATCATTCCAAGACTCATTTCTTAGATAAGTCTCTGGGTTTTTTCTGTATTTCTTATCAGGCTGTGCTTTTTTATATTTATCTATGTAATTTATCGCTTCTTCTTTTTTATCTTTTGAAAGTTTCTTCCATAAAGACTCGCATTTAGTTCTAGCGGTCTTCTTATCATATTCATCCCAAAATTCATCAAACCTATCTAGATTTCCCCATCTTTTCATAGATTTATCTTTCTGCATTTGATTTTTTTTGTCTCTGATGCTCAGTCTTTTAATCAAACTAGAAGACCAAAAGAAAGAGTCATCAGATTCAAAAAGAGAGAAAGAGTCCACACAATCTTTTATAAATTCAGATAATTTATCTGGATTAGTTTGCATTCTCTTTGATAATACAGAAAGATAACCTTTATTATTAATCGGTAGTCTGTATTCTTCCTCCATTGATAGTGTTTCTATGATAATCCAATAGAACCCATACCCTTCAGCACCCCATACAGACATCATGAGTTCTATTTTTATATCACTCCACGCATCAGTGTCGTGTGAGAAATAAAACGATTTAGTTTTAGCCATCTCTTCAGCAGTCATTTAGAATGGTAAATCATCATCATCTTTTGACGATTCAGTACTTGAGTTATCATTTTCAAAAACAAACTCCTTACCATTTCCAAGGTAATTTTTGTCAGTCTTATTTTCTCTTTCTTCTTTAGACTGAGACTGAAACACGTAATGTGTGTTCCCATATTGGTCTTCACCATCTCGGTTAGCTCCAACAGTTATGTTGAGGTATTTACCTTTTTTACCATCAACAATTTTACTTTTATCAATTTTACTTAAATTGATACTTGCATTAATTATACTACTCATAGTTAATAATTTTAATTCACCTACTCTAATTAAGGTTTTCGGCTTCCCCTTTTATTTTTACATAAACCCGTGTCTTTCTAATTTATTATATAGTTTTTTTACTTCTATTTTCCCTCTACCTGTTATTCCGTATAAGGCTTTAGTTTTATTCTTTCCGCCTCCTCCTTTTACCATATGTATTAATCCTAATTTTCTCAACCTTCTAATCCCTCTACTTATAGTTTCGCACCCATAAGGAACCTCTTTAACAACTTGATTATTGCTAAAAACTTCAGAATGATAAGCATATACTAAAATAAATACATAGCTAAACTTTAAGTCTAAGTCTTCTGATACTTTCTTCATTTCTAATCTGAGATATTTTAAATTCATTATACTAAGACCTCTTTACCAGTACAAAAAATTCTATGCCCATCTCCAGCACACATAAACCCTTCCTCTTCATACATCATATCGTCTCTAAATTCCCATCCTGAACCTTTTCTAACCCTGCCTTTAATATAAGTTCTTCCCCCTCTAGTCTCTATAGATTCATGCTCCCATATTATAGTGTTTTCTCCTTCTATTCCATATTTTAAATGTAGTTTATCCCCTTTATTAACTCTCATAAACCAATTTATATCTACATAATCCCTTCTATTCAAACATAGGTTGTCACATATTGTGTTTAAATCTTCTTTAACCGCCTTGTTATATCTTAGCTCTGTTTCAACTATAGATACCCCATGCATTACTGTAGCATGATTATTAACGCTACCACGAAAAGCAAAAAAGTCTCTTATACCAACAAATGTATTGATATTTCCGTGATGTCTCATAATATACATAGCCATCTGTCTTGCTTTTGCTTGTAGTCTTTTTCTATTTCTAGCAAAAAACTGCTCTTCTGTTATTGAATAGTAGCTACAAACCTCAACCACTATATTATATAAATTGATTTTTCTTTTTTTCATTCTTTCCATTATAATTCTTCTTTAAAATAAAATTCTTTTATTGATTTTTCTTTATCTATAAAATACTCTCTATACTTTTCCATTAATTTTGATATTTCAATTCTTCCATTGTTTAAAAACTCATCAGAAGCTTTATATAATCCTGTTCTGTATGGGGCTTCTTTTTCAACTACAGCAAACCAAAATTCATCAGCCCCCATTCCATCTGTATAAAAAGCCGCTTGCCTATGATAACCATATTTATAAGCAGACCTCCTAAATGCATCAGGGCTAGCGTCTTGTGTAGTTTTAACATCAATGAGTATCTTTTTATCATTAGAGTCATAAACACAATCAACCTTTCCTTTACAATTAATATTCAAAGTATTCCAAACATTTACAACCTCATGAGTAGAGTTTTCTATAAACTCATAAGACTCATCAGGAGTGACTAGATGTTTTCTCATATCAAGTATTTTTTTATATTCAGCCTCGGTTATGATAGTGATTCCTTCATTTTTTTCTTTAAATTCCTCCCATACCTTACCACGTCTAGTCTTGCCTTCAAATACAGCTATATCTGTTTCAAATTTTTCTGGCTCCAAGACTATTGTGTGAAATGCTTTCCCAAAATTAAGTGCCGAAGACTCTTCCTTGTGTCCTTCTAACATTCTTTGCAGATGTTGAGGGGATTTATTAAGTAAAGATAACATGCTATTAGTTACAAAATTCGTATCTGAATAATATACTTTATCATCACTTAAAATTAATTCGTGTTTTAATTTATCCTGTATATCCATTATGCTAGTGCTTTATCTAATTTTTCTTTTTGTGTTTTTGTCATGATATAATCGTGCATCCTTTCTTTTACCTTATCTCCTTTACCTTGTTTAATAGCCTCCATCATAAGACTAAAAATTTCTGCTGTCATTTTAGTGCCTGGAGCATGTTTATCTTTGTCTGCTTTAGCGTTAACCTTAGAAAACTCTTTCTTCATCTGAGCAACATATCTATTATCATCCCATTGGCCTAAGAATACATCAGCATTGAAGCCTAGTTTAGATAATCCTTTAGTAAGAGCATCCGTAGATACTTTCTTAAAGCACTCATCGTCTAACTTACCTGACTTACTGTGCGTAGCAATAGAAGAATTTATCTCAAATATATGTTTCCCTTCAGAGTCTTTCCACCATAGCTCAGCTGTATAGCCAATAAGTCCATCAATAATTGGATTAAAAAATTCTCTTGTTATTCCCCATCCTTTACCAAAAGCTCCAAATTGTTCAGTAGCACACATGATTTGATACTGTGCCTGAACACTTGTAAACTTACGACCAAAACCCACTTGTTTAGTGTATTTTGGATTTGTTTTTTCAACTGCTTTCCACAGCTTCATGTTGTTTTTGTCCATAATTTAATTTAATTTAATTTAAAAATAAGAGAATTTGTAAAGAGGAAACTGGGCACAAGTATTACGACTAATAACAGAGTGGATATGAAGCCCCGCAGTCCTCACGGATACTGCCCTCTTTACTTATCTCTTTTACTTAATTTTTTTTCTAATTCTTTCACTCTAGTTTTTAGTTTTGATACTTTATTTCTTTCTTCACTATACATTAACACCCAAAAGCTTACCTCCTTACTGTTAATTTTAGTAAAATTTCTAGTATAGTTAGTCATGGTTTTAATGTTTTAATTTCTCTGCAAATATATAACAACTTTATTAAATAGAGTCAATTGTTAATAACTTTTTATGTCATTCATGTAGTCTAGGAGGTCGTCAACCACTTCTTTAGGTACATTTCCTTCTGAAACTTCATTTTTCATAGCTTCTATTGTTGTTAATTGTTGTATTTTATGCATAACTTGAGGATATTTTATAGCATACATCACACTTATTAAGACTTGTTTTGTCTTAATGCAGTGCATTATAAAAGCTTCTTGACCTTCTAGCTCTAAAACCTCCATATCCTCGTATTTATCTACCATATGCTCATCATACACCTTATCTGATAGCTCTAGTTTCCTTATAGATTCATTTAAAACTAGAGCAATCTCATCTATAAGCATCTTTATTAAAGATACTTTTTCTTCAAATTCCATTTTTCCAAACATTATATTTTTTTTATTTATTAATTTATTTATGGCAATGCCACGGCATATCATATCTCTAGTATAGTTACTGTTTCATCTGCATCACCTTGAGCATCTGCGTTGAAAATTATATAATTAGATTCTTCCCTATATTTATCTAATAGGAGTTCTATAACATCTAAATCATACATATCATAATCCCAATCTTTAATGGGAGAGCCAAACACTTTTTCAAACTCTTTTTCTAATCCAAATCCTGTCAAAAATTCTGACAAAGAAACATTATATCTTTCTTTTATTTCTATTACCATAGTTAATTATTTATTAATTTATAAAATTCTACCAATAGTCATTCCTATCACAAACATTGTAGCACCAAAACATGCTATAAATAATAGTAATTCGTTATCTCTTTTCTGGTTATTATTCTTCATTATTTTTCTTTTTAAGTTTAAGTTCTTGTGCAAGAGAGTCTATCCTTTTTCGTATAGTCATAATGTTTTCTGTGATAGCTCTATCTAATATATGAAAAGAAGTATCTTTATCGCACTCATATATATCCTGAACATCAGAATACTTCCATAGTCTTTCCACATAATATCCTAATTTTCTTAGGTTTTCTTTACCAACATTTTCTAATTCATATTGTTCTTCTAATTTATTTAGTTCAGATTTTTCCATTTTATTTATTTTTAATTGTTATTTTTATTTTATTCATCTCTCATATCCTCTAAATAGTTTTCTCTTTGTATATCTTCATATTCGTAATCCTCAATTATCTCACAATAATCTCCACAAGCTATACATACTATTCTTTCCTCACAATTTTCATCCTCAATATCCTCATATTCATCTCCACAACATCTGCTTACCATACCACATCCCTCATCATCAGGGGACATTAGCTTCCAATTATCATAATTCATAACGATACTTTTTCAAGTTTCTCTAATCTCCTTTCCCTTTCTTCCAATGATAGTGATTCCCAATTATTAGGTTTAATAATTCCTGGAGTTGCAAATACAATCCTTTCTTTGAACGCTATCTTTTCTTCTCTAGTTTGTTCTGTCATTGAGCCTAGAGTTAGAAATAATTTCATAAAATTTAAGTTTTCCATAGTTATTTAGTTTTTTAAGGGCAAGAGTTGTTAACAAGTCTGATTTAACTTACCTCGTGAATTTTGTAAGTACCCTTATTTAGTTTTAGTTAATAGTTCCGTAGCTATTTATTTTTATTGTTAATGTTTAAATCATTATATTTCGTCATTTCCAAGCTAGTATCCAATAATTCATTCATAACGGAGTGTATTGTAGTGCTTGCATTTGTTACTTTTATATTGTGTGATGTACCTTTTCTCTCTAATTGAGATTTATAGTAATCTCTATTTTCCTCAACTAATCTTAATATAATTTTTGCTCTTTCAATTTTATCAAACTCTTCATCTGTTAATCTTGCTAGTATTCTATCTGAAGAGTCTCTCTCGTTTCTATCCCATACAATTTTTGTTGGTATTTTTATATATTTTCCCATAGTTTTATTTGTTTTTAGTTATTTTTATCATTATATTCTACATTTAGCTGTTTATACATTTGATAATCTAAACCTGTTCTTTCAAGAATGTATTGCATAGTCGCTCCATCTATATCTCTTTCTTTAATCATCTCTATTATATCTTCAGTAATCGTTTCTAATTCATCGTTTATTGTTTCATCTTCATAATAAACATGTTCTTCATTATCTATGTTAACCATTTTTCTTCTTTTCATAATTATTTAGTTTTAGTTAATATTCTTTCTTTAATTATATCAGTATAATATGTTTTCCACTCATCATATTTTCCATCATACATCTCCTGTGCCTCTTCTGAGAATACTCTCGTAATTATATTATATTTTGGTATAAAATGTTGTTCAACCTCTTCTGCCCAAGTATCATCTCCATAATATAATTCAGTTAGTTGAGTAGCAATTTCTTCTATAAATGTTATCTCGTTTTCATTTAATTCCATAATTTTATTTATTTAATTTTTAAAAATTAGTGTGTAGTTTCTCGGACACTCTTCACATACATAGTTTACTTTCAGGTGTCGCACTAATTTAATTATTATAAGTGTCCTCCAAATCCATCAGGGCATTCATATCTCCATTCAGATTCATCAAGCTCATCAGTCCAATCTCCGTAATTCATTCCATTTCCAAACTCTATTTCTGCATTGTCTAATGCTATTTGCATATCATCATTCCATTTGTCTTCATTACATACAAGCCAATTTTGAACATCATCTACATCTTTAGGTACTTCTACTTCTATTTCTGCTATCTTATGATAGACGCATCTTTGTTTAATTTTTACTTTCATTTTATTTAGTTTTAAATTATTTCGTATGCTTTATTATAACATCTTTTTCTGTCAAAATCATTCCAATATAAATTTTCCTCATCATTTTCATCATACAATCCATTGTCCTCTCCTATTTGTATTGCTAACTCTATCATATCAAATGTATCTGCTTGCCCCTCATCATTAACTTTAATATGTTTAGCAATAACCTTTGCATATTCAGATATTTTTAATTCCATAGTTATTTAGTTTTAAGTTTGTTAAAGTATTCTTTTATTTCTCCCCTTAATATATGTACTGGGTTATCATTCCCATAATCACAATTTTTATTCACAATATCAATCACATCACTTAATATATCACCAAACTTAATCATTCGTGTATATTTTTGTATATCCATTATTATCTTTAACACTTCTCTACCTTCTTCTTTTGGTAAATCATTGTAATCATAATAATTAGCTAGTGCTGTTATGATGATAGTGTT